GGGAGGGAGGGGGGTGGGGTGGTGGTTCTCACATTTCAGGGCAGCCCATGCAAACGCTGACTGAAGACGTGCACCCCATCAGGGGCTCGGTGATAGGGGTGGTGCCCCAGGACGGGCTGCATGGCGGCGGCGTGCAGGACCAAGTGTCGGTGGACTTGTCGGTGCCCCCCAGCAAGTGGATTCCGCTGGGGCCCGCTGCCATTGCCGGCCTGGTGCTGGACTGTGAGGACGGCGCGCGTGTGCATGTCACCACCCGGGCCATTACCCTGCTGGCGACTCCGGGGGTGACCCACATTCGAGCGGCGTGCCGTGTGTCCAGCACGGTGCCAGACGCCGTGGAGTTGCTGGACACGTACACCCGGCGGGAGGTGTTGCTGCAGGCCCTGAAGCCCGGCACCCGGGTGACGGTGCAGGAGCCCATGCTGAGTCCCGACGAGCCCATCAAGCCCCCCGTGGAGCAGTCCGAGCTGGAGTTGCTGAGCACCCTGCGGTGGCTGCACTCCCTGTGGATCCTGAAGCCCGACGGGGGAGGCGACGACGACGACATGGGCGGCGCCTGGGTTGGCGCAAACGAAGCGGGCGGTGCCGACCCAGGCGCCGCCCCTGACGCTGCGGAAGCGCCGCACGGCAGTTCGGATCCCCTGAAAACGGTGTTCCGCATTGTGGGGGTGGGGGTGACCCCGCCACTGTCCTGCTCCAGCCGCGCGGAGCAGGTGCAGGACGCGTGCGCCGTGTTCCTGGATTTCATTGGGTCCATGGAGTTTCGGTGCAAGGCGCTGGGCATCATAGGCACGGCCACGGAGCAGGCCCAGGCCCGCAGCCATGACTTTCGGCACGTGCTGGCACTGTACGCCCGGGCGTTTGAAACCGCGCGGTGTTTCATTGAGATGCAGTCTGCCCGGAACGCGGACTTTGACCCGGACACGGTCAGCTACAACAACATCAGCGTGCATGCCACCATTGGCACCACCGGCAACGAGCGGGAGCTGTGGCTGTTCAGCTACCTGCTGAACATCCTGGGGAACCTGCGCCTGCGGCGGGTGGACACCACGGTGTACGCGGAGCGCATGGTGCCGGACAACGCGGCGCTGACGTGGCGGGCGGCCCGGTGCGCGGAGGCCGGCTGCACCGCGTACCATCGCCATGTGATGTTTGGGGACCCCGCGAGCGGGCCCGGTGGGCCGCGGTGGTGCCTGGACCACGCCGCGGAGCGCATGCGGGCCGGCGCGCCCATGGCCAACATGGTGTTTCAAACCGCGGCGGCGCGCATGCGGGTGGACCCCACGGTGCCGCGCACGTGGTCCGCGGCGGCGCCCCGGTGGCTGGTGCAAACCCGGCCCCTGGGGGCGCCGCTGGGGTGCAAAACCTGGGTGCCGCGCCTCACCCAGGGGTACGGCTCCCACACGGAAAACGGGCGGTTTAGCGCCGCGCTGAACCTGCACCCGCCGCAAACCATTTCCCAGCTTGTGTCCTCCATCCTGGACAGCCGCCTGATCCACACCCATGTGTGGAAAATGTTCCAGCAGTCGCACTCCACGCTGGGGAACCTTGCCACGCGGCTGGCCACGGTGAAAGACCCCGCGTTCCCGGAGCACGACCCCAACCAGCACCTAATCTCGTTTGTGAACGGCATGCTGTGCATTTCCACCATGGAGTTTTGTTCGTTTGAGCAGCTGTCGGCGCGGCACCCGGACTGGGGCACCAAGGGCGCCGTGAACTTTGTGAAGGAGTGGTTTGACCCCCTGTGGCTGGTGCAGCCCCTGGACACGCTGGCGGTGCCGGGGTACGACGACATTCTGCGCACCCAAGTGTTCACGGCGGACACCATTGAGCTGCTGGACGCGCTGCTGGGTCGCTTGTTTTTCCCCGTGAACTACCGGGACCACATGCAGATTATGCCGGTGCTGCTGGGCACCGGTGGCAGCGGCAAGTCCACCATTGCCAAGGCCATAATCACCATCCTGGGTGCGGCCAACGTGGCCATTTTGCCGTCCGTAGTGGAGGTGATTTTCGGCATGATGGGCTTGAGCGGCAAACGCCTCATTGTGTGCCCGGAAATGAAGGAGGACTTCAACATGCCCATGGGCAACCTGCAGAGCATGATCTGCGGCGAGTCCACGGCGGTGGCGGAGAAGAACAAGGGCCGCACCCAGGTGGACGCGTGGGGCGTGCCCATTTTGCTGCTGGGCAACGCGGTGCCCATTGCGTTTATGCAGGACACGGGCGGCGCCATGGAGCGCCGGTCGGTGGTGTTCCGCATGGACGTGAAGCCCGCCACCCAGGACCCCATGTTGGGTGTGCGGTTCATGGCCAACCTGGGCCCGTTCTTAGTGCGGCTGCTGCGGCGGTACCACGAGTTGTTGCAGGTGTACGGCGTGGACGGCCACGAGGACGGTGCCAGCGATTTCCGGAGGACCCGCATTGGGCGCAACCCCCAGCTTCTGGCCTTCCAGGCCGCTTTTCAGAACGAGACCTCCACCGCGGTGGCGTTCCGGGAGGCCCTGTCCGCCAACTACATTATTGGCATGAACGGTGATGGGGACGGCGGCGGCGAAGGTGGCGGGGGCGGCGTGCCCGCGCCAGCAGCTTCCATGGCGGGGGGCATCACCGCGTCGGACGCCCCCCTTATGGAGCTACTGCACTGGATGACGCGGGCCCGCAAGGGCGGGGGCGTTGGAGCCGGAGCTGGAGCCGGAGCTGCAGCTGGAGCTGGAGCCGCAGCCGCAGCTGGAGCCGCAGCCGGAGCCCAAAAACGGTTCCCCGGCCTGTCTTTCACCACGGAAACGGTGCAGCAGGCGGTGGAGGCTGCCAAGTTGGGCACCGTGTGGCGCACGGACAGGTACCACGGGCTGGCCAGGGAGTACCGGGTGCCCATCAAGGAGCTGGAGCGCGCGTTTAAGCAGTGGACAACGGACAACCGGCTTGCGGTGAACAAGACAGGGGCTAACCAAAAGGGGCCGCCCAAATTCAAAACCGTGCTGGCGGAAATGGGCCTGCCGTGTTCCACCGACATGGACGACCCAGACCCGGCAGTGGTGTGGGTGTTTGGCATTAGGCGAGCTGCCGCCAGTGACCCACCCCGCGGGCCTGACGAATAATACAACCAGAGAGGTGCAATGGGGGCTTTGCAAATGCATTTTTGTTTACGGCACAACACAATCGCTACATGTTGCTGTCCAACGGCGGCACACTGCGGTCGGTGGAGGGGGACATTACTGGTGCGCTGCGGTGCCGCATGGTGCGCTTGGTCACCGCCGCACTGAGGCCCGTCGCTCATTTGGTGGCGCCCGGCGGGCCGGAGGAGTACGCACGGCAGTTGGAACGTGTGGCCCTTGTGTTGGTGGACCGCAACGCGGAAACGTACATGACCACCATGTCCCGCGTGATTCAAAACCTCAACACGGACGGGGCGGTGGTGGTGGCCGCGTGCCCGCTGTCCACCGTACCGAAAGTGTCCCACGTGCGGCGGGACAACCACGGGTCAGCCGCCGACGCGGCCCTGCAGGCCCAGGTAAAGTCGCTGCTGGCAGACGCGGCTGCCGGAGCAGCCTCCGCCTCCTCCACCGCGGCAAACGTGACGGTGACTGCCGCCATAACGTGCCCCAATTGCAAGAGCCAAGACCGCATTGTGCGGGCGCTGCGGCAGTCTCGTGCCGCAGACGAGGGCATGGCCACTCAGTGCTTGTGCATGGCCTGTAACCGGTCGTGGCGGCTGTCGTAACTAGCCGCCGTCGTCATTCACCATGCGCGGGTTTGCAGTCCCAGGCCCATGTTTGCGTCACTCACCCGCACCACCACGTGGGTGCCGTCCGGCAGGTACCTAAACACCCGCATGGCGGGCAGCCGGTTGCATTCAAACTCTTTCATGGCCACCGCCACCGGGTCGGTTGCAGACACGCGGTCTGACGCGGTGAACACCGTGGACGGCGCCCCCCGCGACAGCTGCAGTGCCCGACGGGACACCACAACGGCAGCTTCAAACCGACTTAGCGGCATTATGTGCGCCATCATGACCGGCGGCGGCGCGGTGCCAAGCACCCAGTCTGGCACAAACTCCATGTATTTTTTACAAAGGAAAGGAAAGGGAAAGGAGAAGTGCGAGATGCTTGGTATTATAAATGTGACCCACCCACCCATACCCGTCTCAGAACCGAAACCGGCCCATCACCCACGTGCCGGCCATTAGCGACAGTGGAATAATGACGCCGCCATTGGGCCGCACTGTAAACGGGCCATGTGCAGGGACTGCAGGCACTTCGGGGGCAACAGGCAAAGGAAGTTCAACGTCCTCGCCGTCGCCGCCGCAAGCCTTGTCCAAGCCGCCTGCAAAATCCGTACCATACTCCACGTCAAAGTGTATCATGGCAGACGCCAATGACGCGGGCAACGACGCCAAGGCAATGTCCAGTGCAGCACCGCTGCCTATGGCGCTGCCGCCGCCAACGACACTGCCGCCGCCAACAACACTGCCGCCGCCGCCACCGCCACTGCCGCCACCGCCACCGCCACCTAGGGTGTCCATGGCGTGCATAACAGCAACAACGTCAACAGCGTCTGCGGCGTCCGCACCACACGGGTGCCTGTTGCGGCTCTCTCGCATGGCTGCCTCCCAGCAAGACGCCATCTCGGGCTCAAAGGTGCAGGGCACAAACACGCCTCGCACCAAACCCAGCACGTCTTGCCAGTCGGACACCAGCACATTCTCTTGGCACCACATTTTGCAGGCGGCGTTGATGAGCATGGTTCGCACGCCGCTTGCAAACTTGTCCTTGGTGGCTTGAATGGACCGCAGCTTTTTTTGGTGCGCGCTTAAGCTGGCTTTCTTGGACAGGGTGCGTCCCACAAAAGCAATCCACCGCGTCATTAAAGCGCGCAGCAACACCGGGGACGCCGTGCTGGACGCAAACACCGTGGAATCCTCAAACAAGTCCCGCGTCACCACCTCGGCCACCGCGGGACAGATGTTGTCCATGGTGTTCAACACCAGTAGCAGACTGAGCAGTCCCAGTTTTTCGCCCGGAAACCTTGCCGCGGCAAGCCACGCGGTGGACATGGCCACTTGATGGGGTTTCGCAAACCTGGCGCCGGGGTACTTGAACAGCTCCAGCAAATCGCCGTCCACAGCGCGGTCGCACAGGTGCTTCAGTAAAATGTCCGGTCCGCCCCGCATGGCGGCCAACAAATGCACGTCAATACGGTACCCGTCGACGGGCGTGCCGGTGTCTTCGCCGCCGCCGCTGTCCCCGCTGTCGCCGCCGCCGCCGCCGCCGCCACCGCCGCCGTCACCCCCATCGCAAAAGTTGGGACTGTAAGCCGTGTCGTCAAAACCGTCCATGGCAGCTTCGGACCACATCATCATTGCGCAACTCCCGTCCCTCCCTGGCCGTGCCCGCCCTCCCCCCCAAGCCCAGTGGCCAAATTGCCACTGGGGCCAATTGTGACACTCAATGAGTGGCTATCCATTGGGAAACACTTACAGAAATGCATTTTTTTCCCACATCACGCATATGCATCACAGCCTGAGGGGACCCTGGGTGGTCTTCTGTGTGGTGGCGGTTCCCGTGGCGCGGTTTACCTCGCACACCACACACAACCCTTTCATGGCTGGCGCGACCGCTGGAGGTTCTGTTCCCTTTTGTTCCTTTGTGCTGGACGACTGGCCGGCGGTGGTGGTGTCCCTGAACCGCCCACCCACGGCAGACGCGGAAATCACACGGTTTCAGCAAGACTTTTGCGGGTTGCTATCCCTGGCGGTGCAAGGGGACGTGGAAACCGGGGTGGAGCCCACCAAGCTGCTGCTAACCATGCGGCTGGACGGCATTGTGGACGCGTCCTTGGACCAGCAAGTCAGGGCCGCGTCGTTCATTGAGGAGGTGAAGCCCCTGGTGCTGGCGGGCAGCCTGCAGGCCACCGCGCTGGTGGTGTCCTCGGAGCGCGCACGGGACATTCTGCACTTGATCCTGTCGCTGGCCCCGCTGACGTCCAAGCACGCCATTTTTAGCACCGCGGAAGAGGCTGCCGCGTGGCTGGCCACGGTGTGAAAGGGACGACTGTCAACGCCTGTACCGCAAATGTACACCTTTTGCCATTGCATTTGCACATCAGCGAACACGAACACATGCCCTCACCCAAGCACCGCGCAACGGGGACCACCTTTGCTGCCTTTGCTGCCTTTGCGCCGCACACACGGTTAAACAATCTTTGTTAAAAGACGACAGGCAGCCGTTGCGGCGCGTCACTTCCACTGGATCCAGCCCCGTGTTGGCCAGCAGCCAAACCAAATGAGACGACGGCCCTCTATGGTTGTATGAACAACGCGCAACAACTTGCAACAGCGACACGTGACGGTTGTAAAAATCCATGTAGTGTTTGGTGCCAAACTTGGCGCCCGCGTCCGCCATGGCCTGCATGCACTTGTCGCTAACGCAGTCTTGCATGCACAGTGCAGCCAGGGGGGTCCACCCACGCTCCGATTTCACGGGCCGATTGGGGTCGGCGCCGGCTGCCGAAAGGGCCAGCACACTGGGTTCGTCGCCTAGCGAACAAGCATGCCACAGCAGCGGCTTCCCAAACAGCTCCTGGTGGGGCGAGGCTCCATTACGGGTCACGTCATGCACCGTGCTGCTCACAACCTGCTGCAAGTATGGCAGCGAAACACGGGGCTGGTGCTGCAAAGTGATCAAATTGTTGGCGTTCCAGCCCTGGTTCCACTGCACGCGGCGGGCTGGGTCCAGGAACCACCGCACGGAGCCGTCGCGGTACACCACACGCCACTTGAACTCGTGGGTCCCCATCACGTGGGGAATGCCAGCAACGCCGCGGCCGGTCCGCAGCGGCCAGCCCTGAGCCCAGTCATCCCACGAGCCCCACGCCTCGATGCGCACGGCGTACCCAAACTCATGAGCGCTAATCTGGCGCACGGATAACCAGTGCAGCGGTTCGGCCATGCGTGGCACTTGCAAAGTGCACAGGGCTCTTCCCCACAGTGCTGTAACTTTACCTCCCCTGGTTTTTTCCAGCACTTTTTGTTTGTTGCATGGGCTGCCTGCCATCGTTGGTGGCCATTGAAGCGAACCCGTTTGTGGATTCCCCCGTGTTCATTGCGGCGGCCCGAGGGGACATGGAGCAACTGGCGGTGGCGGTGTTGGAGGCGGACATGGCAACCACGGAAACGGTGCAAGGACTGCTTGTGCAGTACGCGACAACGGGGGACTTGGAGGCGTTAGAGAGGCTACCGGCTTCCGTAAGTGATGCCATTATGCAATCCCTCAGCTGTGGGTTGACACCACTGGAGGTGGCAATCGCAAACAGCCATGTGGAGTGTGTGCGGAGTCTGCTGTCATTGTTTGCGGTGAGAGCCGTGGGCAACAAGGCAAGGATGCTGATGCTGGGTGCCGCCAGCGGCAACACGGCCACGCTGGAGTTGCTGGTTGGACGCGGTGGCAGCGTGGTGGGAACCCGCTTACGGCAATTAAGGCCGTCGGCCGTGACACTAGCGCTGCGCAGCCCCAACCCCGCGAGCGCAGCAGTGCTGTGCCGTTTGCTGGACATGCACCAGGACAAGTTGCGGGGAAGGGCCAAGCGTATTGCCATCCGTGCCGGCGTGTACAAACAGCTCAAGCAGGCACACTTGCGGGACCTGAACCGTTTACGGGTTTTGGGCTGGGTGTAGCAAGCACTTTTGGAGTGCTACGCGTTTTCGCTGCGCCAAGGGGCGACCCTAACAACAAAGTGTAAAAAAATGAAACGAGGAAGCTTCATATGCACAAAATTTTTTACTGCTGATCCAAAAAAAGTATGGGGTGCCTGCAGTTTGGTCGTCGGACACCTCGAGTCATTGTTGCGGACCCAACTCGTGATTCACCCTTGTTTGTTGCCGCTGCCGGTGGCAACGTGGACGTTGTGATGGAGTTGGCGTTGGAGGCGTCCATGGCCACCACCGAGACGGTCGAGGCGGACATTATGCGGTACAACGACGCGCCCAGTGCAGAAACACTGGAAGCGTTACCGGCCCCGGTGCGCGCTTGCGTGGCGCCTTCTCCCGTGTCCAAGATGACCCCTGCTCAAGTAGCAGCAGCCAACAACCACCTTGACTGCGTGCGTGCGTTGTACGGAGTGTTTGCTGTGAGGGGCGCGGGCAAACGAGAAATTTTGCTGTTCTTGGCAGCGCGTCACGGCAACGCAGACATGATGGCGTTTCTGGTTGGGGACGGTGGCATGGTGCCGCGCCACGTTGTTAATGTGGCATGGGGAGCGCTTGAAACCGCGTTGCGCAGTCCCAACCCCGCCAGTGCGGCGGTGATGAGCCGACTGACCCACATGCATTACAAGAAGTTGGGATCGAGGGACAAGCAGCGCGCCAAGCTTGCAGGCGTGTACGATCAACTGAAGGCGGCCCATGTACTGGATTGGGAACAGGCGCAGGACGAAGCCTTTGATTGACTAGCAGCCAGCCTGTGTGTTGTGCAAGAGTACGGTATTGTGGGTTCATTGAAACGCTTGTACGTGTGCGTGTGTGTGTAAAGAGTGTGAGTGCACCATGAAAAGTTTCAATCTCCGTCCAGCACGGCAGATGCCTCGGGTGGCTCGCAAAAGTGGCTGCGCATCACGGCCAGCTCGCACGTAAAGGCAGCCGCGTTAGGGTGGCCGCCGCCCCCAAACTGGGACGCGTACGCCTCGCAATCAAACCGGCCGCCGGAACGCAGCAGCACCCGCACCCGCCGCGTGCGCGCATGGTAGTACCACGCCCACACCACGTCAATGGGCATCACGCTGTACATGTGCAGCGCCAGGAAGTTGACCCCGGTCTGGGTGTTCACCACGCCCACCCGCACCCGGGGGTACTGCTGGTGCAGGAACACCACCTCTGACGACGCCACGGCGCGGCTCATTTGCAGGCCCACCACCGCCTCCACGGCGTCCAGCATGCCCCGCAGGGACACCAGGAAGCGATCCCCCTCCTCCAGCACGCCCAGCAGCCGCGTCACGGTGGGCTGCGTGGTGGCTTCGTACGCGCGGCACATGCGCACCACGTCCGGGTCGGGCACCTCGGTCCAGTCAAACAAGTCCAGGGCCTTGGCGTACGGCAGCAACGGCGGCGGCGGCCCCGCCATGGACCCCACCCACGACGTGATCCACGTCCACACCAGCGTGGCCGCGCTTTCGCGCACGTCGTACATGTACGCCACCGGGGGCAGCGTGGCCGCCAATGTGCACCACGCACTGACGTGGTGGTCAATCACCATTACCGCGGACGCCACTTGCAGCACCGCTTGCAGCAGCGGCGCTTTGGGTGTTACATCCACAAACACCACCACTGCCCCCGTGGCCTCGGACGGGTCCACCGATGTCCAGGTCGAGGGCACACACCGTGCCCGCGGCGAAAGCTGCTTCACCAACGCCGCACACAGCGCGCCGTCCAGACAGTTGCCGTGGAAGAAACACACATCCACCCGGCGGGGGTCCACGGTGCCAAACGGCCCACCGTGCGGCAGGCCCCTGGGTGGCCGAGGCAGCGCAAGCGGCATTACAAGCGGCGAGCTGTGGGGCTCGTGGTGGCCGTATGGCCCGGAGGGCGTGTGCGGCGTCTGCGGCGTGTGCGGCGGGGGATGGCGTCGTAGTGCTGGCGGAAGGCCAACCGTGGTGGCGGCACCGGCGGCTCCAGGACCGCCTCCGGGACCGCCTCCGGTACCAGCTCCTCCGGCCCCAGCCCTGGGGGGTGGCTGTGCTGGGGGCGGCGGCCGTGTTGGTATAACCAAGCCAGAGGGCGCAGAAAAGCTGTGGGCCAGTGCGCTCAATGGCTTTTTGGCCGGCGACGGGGACGGGGACGGGGTCGCCAACGACCCTATGGACCCCGTCCCCGACCCCGTCCCCGACCCCGTCCCCGACCCCACGTATCGAATGGGCGGGAACGGGGCCGACGCAAAGGGTGCACTGTCGCCAACACCCTTTGCGCAGTCAGTGTTGTCCTCGCAAGCCTCGTCACACATGTTGCAGTTGGTTGTGGTGGGCAATTTGGACAATTTTTGAAATGGGTGGCACTTGCGCGCGGTAGGTGTGCACCGACACTGCAGCCACAGCAGGGGACGGAGCCTGGCCGCCGTTTGTGCGAATGTACCACAGCAAAAACCCTTTGGTGGCTCTCAACACAGGGGACAGGGTTTCGGGGGAGTCGCTGGGCGTGGACGTTGTCACCACGCTCACGTCGGTGGGCATGCCACCCACCGTGTTCCGGAACAGCACGTAGCGCTTGGTGGCTGCTACTTGACGGAAGCCGGCCCCCAGCAAGGTGTCTGCAGCCGCGCGCACCTCGGCGGGCCCGCCCACCACCACCTTGATGTCTGTGTCGGAGGACGCGTCGGCGCACAGCAGCGCCTGGGACCCAAACATGGTCACCGCAGCATTTGGTATTGTTGTGGTCACCAAGCCCCGCACTACCTCCAAGACGTGCTGGGCTGTGGCACGGCGCTGGGCCGCATCGGGGCTGGCAATGTGGGCCTCCCACCGGTGCCACGTCTGCACTTGGTGCTGGGTGTCCTTGTACCGTGACACGGCCACCGCCAGGGCCACTGCGGCCGCCCCCAGCGCAGCCAGCACCACCACAGTGGCCACCCCCTGGGCCGCAGCCACAGCCACTGCTGGTGCAGACGACATGGATATGGGCTGCGTGTTGCTGTTTATTGGGCACCCATTTTCACACAAGCCTGCACCCATGCGGCCCTACAACCACCGCGGCCTTGCCACCGGCGCTCCGCTTTGAGGGCAGCGGCCACGCGCAGAGTCACAGCTTCGTCGCTGGTATGTATGCGCAAGCTTGTCATTCGGCTGCCAGCCAGGTCAAGGAACGTGTTTGCAGCTGTAACGGTATGCAAATACACAGACCTAATGCCCGATGCGTAAAGTGCGTAAAAACAGCACCTTTGGCAGTCGCCGGTCAACCCATGGTGGAGTAAGCCGCCAAAAGCTACTTCTTGATGATAGCGAATCATGGAGTCAACACACTGCTGCAGGTTGCCTTCTATCCACGCCGCTTCCATGTCAAGCACCAAACTACGACGTGCCATATTGAGTATAGATAGTATTATGTGGCGACGGGGGCTTTGCGCCGCGCCGTTTTGGCAGCGCGAGCAATGTACACGGCCCCCACCACCACCAGCGCCAGCATTACCAGCAGCAACAGCACCGCAATGGCGGTGGCCGCCGTGGCAAAGGGCTGGTTGTATGCGTAGTGACACTGCATAATCTGTAGCGTTTTGGTGGATTGCGCGGCGGCTGACAGTGCGTCCTCCGAGTCATCGGCGCGAGGGACGCGGGGCGTGTCGCGCGCAAAACGCCGAATACGGGTGCCGTCCTTGTCCATCAGGATGGCCGCCAGGACGTCGTCGTTCAGGGCCGCAAACCGCGGCAGTGACCCACCGGACGCTGCCGCCAGGGCCCGAGTGCGTGCTGCCAAGCGCTGCAGCGCCGCCACCGGCACCCACACGCCCGCAAACCCAAACACGGACAGCAGCTTGGGGTGAAGTCGCTGCAGTGCGGTTTGCTGCGACAGCACGGTTGTGTCCACGGCGTCGGCTGGTAGCCGCGCCGCCTGTGCCGCCAAGCTGGCAACAAACCCCGGGGGGTACTCCCGGTCATCGTCCACAATGACGGCGAAGCGCGGTGACTCTGCGGCGCCCAGCGGTTCTGCGGCGGCCAGCGGTTCTGCGGCGGCCAGCGCCTCTGCCGTGCCCACGTACTTCATGATGGGACCCAGGTCGTCCATGGGACGGTGCACCACCAGGGGCGGCGTTGTGCCGTGGCCCCGTGCACCAACCACAACCATGCTGTACCAAAGTTGCAGTGCACGAATGTCGGCGGCGGTCACGGCCGCGGCGTCAACGCCGGGCAGGGTCCCTCGCATGCTTTTCAGCGGCACCACCATTACAATGGCGCTCAAGGGCCGGCTCTGTGCCGCCAAACTGGCCAGGGTGGGGCGCACCCCCACGCCGCCGTTTCGCAGGCGGCTGGGGATGGTGGTGAATCCGGCCACGACGGCCATGAAGGGAAGGAATATGAAGGTTTGGGTGGTGGGTTGCGTGGTGTTTGCCATGCATTTTCCGTGCACAACACACTCGCACAGCCCATGTTGCAGCGCATGATGACCAGCGCGGCAGCGGGCCCAACCCCGGCCGGGCCCCTGCGCAGCGACATGACGTGCACCCCGGAGCAGCAGGCGTTGGTGGAGCTGCCCATTGTGTCGGGGCGGTGTGTCATTGTGGACGCGGTGCCGGGTGCCGGCAAAACCAGCACCTGCCTGGAGCGCGACATCCGCCTGGGGGGCTGCCACCGCGTCATGTTCATGTACACGCTGAACGCCACGCAGCTGGCCATTGAGCACAGCGCGGACCGCAAGTTTGCGGTGACCCCCGCGGGGGTGCGCAGCGCCACGTCGTGGCTGTCCATGCTGGATCGCCCGCGGCGGCTGTACACGGTGGCCGCGGTGGCGCTGAAGCTGGTGAAGGACACGGCGCCCGCGGCCCCAGACGCCCACACCACCCACACGCGGCTGGACAGCTTTGTGGACGCTGTGGTGCCCCTGGTGGATTGCCTGCGGTTGTGCAATAACAAAACGAAGGGCATTCCCAGTGGGGCTGGCCCCCGCGGCCGCCCGCCCACGCTGGCAGACGTGTTTGGGGACCGCGACCACCGCACCCGCATTGCCATGGCCCGGGTTCGGCGGTGGACCACCCAGTTTGACGACACCCCGGCAACGTCGTTTGCAGCGGTTGTGGGGTGGCCCTGCGGCTGGCGCGCGTTGGCGGCGCAGTGGTTTGCCAGCATTTACGGGATCGAGGCCAGTGATCCTACCGCGGGCTGCCAGCCATCTTTTTACGCAAAAATCCTGAAGGCGTGGCAGCGGTACGCCAAGGACGTGGTGGCGCCCTTAATGGCGGCGTGGGGGTTGGGGGCGGCGCTGCCGGCGCTGCCCGGCGACACCCCCGAGGCCGCCACCGAGTTCATGGAGTGTGTGTTGGCGGAAATTGCGGCCGGCGTGCCAGGGGAGGCCTGTGCAGAGGTGGTAGCCGCGCCACGCACTTACAGAATGACCGTGTTTGACTACGCGGCCACGGTGGTGGCTTCCTACGTGCTGCTGCACAACCTGTACAACGTGTCATCCCCCAAGCCCTTTTACGAGTTTTTCACGCTCAAGGTGTCGTGGTTCCCGGACACGGTGCAGTGGGACCACTTTGCCCACGTGAAAGAGGTTATTGTGGACGAGGCCGCGGACATTTCCCTGCACCAGCGCGCCATCCTGCACCGGTTCCTGGCGCAGGGCAAGCAGGTGGTGGCCATGGGGGACCGCAACCAGCAAATTTGCCAGTTTTCGGGCACCAACAACTTTGTGGCGGACCCGGGGTGTGACCCGGACACCACCACCACGCTGCGCCTGCGGCTGAGCATCAGCTTTCGGCTGCCTGCGGTGGTGCGGGACCTGGCCTACGAGGTGGGCGACAAGGCCCCGGGCAGCCGCATCCGCCTGGCCTGCGAGTGCCCCGGGGAGGCAGTGGGTGTACCCCCGCGGCCCGGCAGCGTGGTGGTCACCCGCACCCCGCTGGACAAGGTGGTGAGTTCCCTGGCGGACAAGGCGGAAAGCGGTGTGCACGCTGCGGTAATCGTGCGCAGCAACGCCGCCGTGGCAGCCGCGGTGGAGGCGGTGTGCGGCAACACATACGGGTTGTCGGTGCTGGTGACGGGGCAGGTGCGGTGCGACTTGTTCAAGGCCCTGGACCCCGTGCACGCTGCGGAAGCCGAGCACAAGCTGAAGAGCTGGAGCGAGGGCGGCGGGTTTAATGCGGGCGACGCCGACGGGGACGCCGACGACCGGTGGGTGCAGTTCTACTACCACATTTTCCGCGTGAGTGCGCAGCCCGACTGGTGGCGTGCGTGGATGGGGAACAAAACCAAGCGCCAGCAGCGGGTGTACAAGGACAGCGAAAGCCCGGTCGGGGCGCCCGCCATTTTTGTGGGGAACCAGTACAGCGTCAAGGGCGGCGAGTGGGGCACCGTGGTGGTGGGCAGCGACGTGGTGAACTGGCGGCTGCCGGCGGTTGCCAAGTCCGAGGCGGACCGCAACCTGGAGTACGTGGCCCTAACCCGCAGCTACGGCAACCAAGTGGTGTTGCTGCCCGTGGACACCCGGCGGGAGGACATTCACCCGTCCTACCGGGCGGTGGTGGACGCCCATTTGGACCACACCGGGTACGCGGGTGCCACCCCGCCGCCGTGACGCCGCCACACATACTCAAATGGCTGCCGTCCATTCGGGGAGGGAAGAAAGGTGCCACATGCAATGCAATCCTTTTCCTACACTTTGACCGCTACGGTGTACTCAACGTCGCTGGGCATGGCGTGCCTTCGAAAAGCGTCCAGCACCTGGTTGTACTCTTGGGCCCCCACACCCTTCATGAAAAGCGTAAACTTCTCACTCAGGCGGCCGTCCTCGCGGAACGAAAACGCAGGCGAAGCACTGCGCGAAATGGTGGCCCAGGGACGCAGCATCCCGTGGGTCACCCGCAACTCCTCACCCACGGCAGTGCTAGTGTCAATGCACAGGTCCCGCACCCGTTTCGCCTCCGCGGCGTTGGCAGTGCCCATGAACGACACGGTGACATCCAAGTCCTTGCTGTCGCCGTTGTCAAACCGTGGGAACACCACGGTAACGGCAGGCTTCCGCATGGGCTCCGACCACGGCGACCAAAGGCGGGATAGGAAACTCATGCAAGGTCGGTTGTGCTGTCTGTCACAAAGTGGGGGCGGTTCCGTTGACAAACCGGGGTCCCATGACAAAGTTGGAGCCCCACTCGCCGCTGGGCAGCAGCCGGGTGCATGACAAGTACAGCACCGACAGCACGTTGCCGGCCATGGGTGCGGCGGTGTCTGGCTCGTGAGTCAGGGTAAGCTCAATGCCCTCGGCTGCGGTGATGACCACCACCTTGCGCACCAGCACGGGCCCCAGCACCACCCCCAGGTTCGGGTACCGCGCCACCTTGGCACACCCGCCGTCGGTGAGGGCCACAATGACCGTCCGCGCGGCCGCAGTGGCCTCCAACTGCACCGGGGGCCCCACCTGCCGGCCCTGACTCTGCATGGAAATGTGGGTCACCTGCGGCGACACCTGGAACGACAGCGCCAGTGCCGCGGTGACGTTTGCCGCCACGGCGTACGTGGTGTGGGTGCTGGTGCGGGTCTTTACGGTGATGTCCAGCGGCGCAGCCGCGGGCGCAATGACCTGATCCATGGCGGGGCTCCACTTGCAGGCGTCGGCACACTCCTGGGCCGTGACTCGCCACGTGGGTCCGGGCGCCTCATGCGGCTGCACCAACGCGCCGGTCAGCACGTGGAACTGCAGCAGGGTGCCGTCAAAGGGCGCCGCGGCCGGCAGCCCGACCGGCGGCGCGGTTGCAGCCAAGGCCTCTGCGGTCCCTCCACTGACGGCACTGACGGCACTGACGGCAGAAGCCCCAATGCCAATACCGTAGGAATGGACATGTTCGTGAATGTTTTTGCCCGTGGTGTCCATGGCAACCGTTGAACCGTTGTCTGTCACAGCCCACTATTTGCAGTGGCCACGGAACCGACCGGAACCGACCGGAACCGACCGGAACCGTAACCCAACAGGACAATTTGGATGGCCTTACAACCGTAACACGCACGCGGCATCAGTGCCGTCCATGCAGGACACCAGCAGCGGGGATGTTGGGAAAGTGTTTGGGAATGCACCCAGCCCCGGCGCCGGCACTGCCACTGGCCCTCCCCGCCAGCCGGTGCCCAAGTTGGTGGTGGTGGGCATCAGTGTTATGCTGGCGGTGTTGGTGGTGGGCGCGGTGGTGACAGTATGCTTGGTGTACTACTTTCGCGTAAAAAGCCACTGCAAGAACCAGCACACGGTCGTGCCGGCCATCAGCCGCGCGCAAGCCGCGGCCCAGGTTCGCCAGGCCCTGCCCCAGGCCCAGGCCCTGGCTAACCACTACGGCCAGTCCAGCGCGGAGTCCAACGGCCAGCAAGGACGCGGGGTGCTGAAACGGCCGCCGGTTGCCGCTCTGCCACCCGGCGTGGCCCGCACCGCCCTGTCCGACTTTCCGGTGATTGACGTGTTTGAGGGCGCGGGGTTGACCAGCAACGCGTCCCGGGAGCCAGCCAACGTGCTGTCTCCGCTACTGGGTGTATCCCCCCAGCTCATGATTGGGCCGTGGGCCGTGCCGCCCACCGCGTCGTCCGTGTACAAGGCGTACTTGAGTGACAACGAAGCAGTGACTGGCGCCATTGACGCGCCCCGGCGCCACGCGCCCCAGCGGGTGGCCACGGCCGTGGTGTTCCTGGGGGACGGGGGTGGTGTGCGGCTGCCGTACTTTGGGCACGTGGTGCGCGGCAGGCGGGACCGCGTGGTGGCGTGGTTTAATGTCAGCCCCCGTGGCCACGCAGACCCCCGCACCCAGTTTGCGTTTGAAGGCGGTACCCACGCAGTGATTGTGCACTGGCTGGACCAGCGCCCCGCAGACGACAGCGTGGTAACCGTGACAGACTGAGAAGGGGGGGGGAGAAGGTAGCCAAGGTCACACCACAACTTGTGTGAATATCATGGCCGAGGTGCCGTCCCGCGACGAGTTGGCCAAGATACCCACTACACTGGTGGGTGCCCCGCCCCAGCTGTTTTCCTCCGAGGCGGCATGTGCGTTCCTAATGAACCCCAACGTGGAGGTGGTGATTATGGGCGGGGACGACGACGTCCGCCACGCACACGCCTTTACCGAGGCGGTGCAAACCGCGCTGGGAGCGCGGTACCCCACCGTGCGCACCAGTTATTGGAACACCAGATGCGATTGGTGCGGCGGCACCATCACCACCCTGGGCCTGCGACTCCGCGACTTCCGCAGCTGGGGCGACCGCCTGCTGCCGGACATGTGCTTTGCGTGCGCCCACGCGGAAAGCGAAAAACTGGACGCCAAGTATGGGGCCACCGCCTCCGCCGACACCGGGGACGGGGCCGCCGTTGGAGCTGGAGCTGGAGCTGGAGCTGGAGCTGGCGCGTTTCATTTTTACGACGTGGAGCATTTGGAAGGCTTGAGGATTACGATTAATGACGGGGCGCCATTTGCGTGCAGCGCGTGTGCCCGGATGTGCGATGCCTTGTTTGCGGTTGGAAACGCGCACGGGTCCACGTTTTGTTTGGCGTGCATGGCAAAGTGGGCCACCCTGCTGCCACCTGCCACAGTGCACTACACGGCAAGTGGCAAACCCGCTGAGGCCTCCAACGCGTTGGACGGCGGTGACGGTGGTGTGGAAGAAACCAAGGGGTAGTTTGTGGGTTTTATGTAAGTGCGGCGGGTGTGCGAGTGGAAATGTAGAGCGAACCAAGTACATTTGTAAACAATGTAACGTCTTACGCCAGCGGCGGGAGCGGTGTAACGACAGCGGCTATCCACACCGCGCGCAGCGCCGACCACCGGCAATCCATGCAGCGGTCTGATCCGTCGCAGCGGTCTGATCCGGCGCACTGCGCACACAGGTTGCAGCCCTCGCAGCGCGATCCGGTACACTCCCGACACGTGTTGCAGCCCTCGCAGCGCGATCCGGTGCACTCCCAACACATGCTGCAGCCCTCGCAGCGCGATCCGCTGCACCATATCTTTCGACACGGCTGGACGCAGCCACGGCAGCTCGACTCAAGGCACTCTTGGCACCGGTTGCAGCCCTCGCAGCGCGAACCACTACACTTCTCACACGCGTCGCAGTCCTCGCAACGCGATCCGGTACACTCCCGACACATGCCGCAGCCCTCGCAGAGAAATGACCCGATGCACTCCCGACACATGTTGCAGCCCTCGCAGCGCGATCCGGTGCACTCCCAACGCCGCAATTCTTTGCACAATCCGCAGGCGTCGCAGCGCGATCCAATGCAGCCCTCTTCAGACATTCACGCCACAAGGAAAATGTGGCGTAACCAATGTATTCAACAGAATGTTTTCCCTCGCGCAATACAAAATGCATTCGCACTCACACAGCCGCACACGCGCCGCACCACACGGCGCGCAGCGCTGTCCACCGGGCCCGCGCCGCAATCTCCGCTGCAAGCATGTCCTTAAACATGGCTTTTTGGTCGTGGCACACAAAAGCCTGACGTAACCTGTCCAGCGCTGTGCGGCCGCTGCGGTTTTTGGCGTGCACGTTGCACAGCGGATGCTGCAGGGCCCACTGAATCACGTTTGCATCGCCATTGTAGCTCACTGCACGCATAAGCGGCGTGTCGCCGTACTTGTTTGGTGTTGCCACGTCTTTTTGCGGCAGCATTTTGCACACCGCAAGCCGTGCCCCCGACGACAACGCTTTCCAGCGCATAAACCCTCCCACAGCAAAGTGCATCGGCGTGTTGCCGATACATCCGTCGGCCAAGCTCGGGTTGGCGCCCGCGGCCAGCAGCTGGCGGACCGCGTCCTCGTTGCCAAATGCACACGCAATGTGCAGCAGCGTGTAGTCAAGAGTCAAGTCCCCGCCTAAGGACCTGCAGTCGACCCGCTCGGCTCCCCGCTTGATGTCCTGCAAGGCTTGGCGCCATAGTTCGTCCATGGCAGACGCCGTTGGCTGCCGCATGCGGCCCATACAAATCTCGCCAATGTGCCACGCCATTGTCACGTTCAGTTGTGTAACAGGGCACTTTCGCCACAATTAACTTTACCCCCACAATGGCCACCGGACGTGTGTTGGTCGTGGACCCCTCTGTGGCAATGAAACGGGTCATCGACGAGGTGCTGCACCGTGAAGCCAAGCTGTTTGAGGACGATCTCCCGACTGCGCCAAAGGGACTGGACTATCACGGCCACCGCTGTAGTGTCGTGTACGCGTCACCCCGTCCCGCCCACGCGGTGCTTAGCTGCAGGAGAAACAACGGCTTTCTGGCCGCGTTTATGATGGCGTACAACCACCACCTGCGGCTGCGCCTCAGCACCGACGTGTTGTGGCTTACCATTGTGCAGGCGGTGTCCCAGTGGGTGGCTACCGACCCCACTCGCGCAGAGAGGTACCGCCACATTTTTGTGAAGCACGGTGGGGTGGTCTGCCTTGACGTGGTAGCGCCGCCCGAAACCAGCTGGGCACAGGTGTTGCAGCAGTTTCAAGAAGTGGCCACGCGACACACAACGCCGGGCATTGTGGACGCGTTTGCACCGCGATTCAGCACCACAACAGCCGTGTCTGAGGCCGCGTGTGCAGTCACGGCGCTGCACACGGTCAAGGCTTTCTTCAAGTACAACATGTTCACCACGTGTGGCATCGGGGAGGTGATCCTGGAGGGCGATGCGGCGGACTGGGTGGCGCTTCGGGCCCGCACCAGCAATCTCCGTGAGGTGCTTCAGGATGTGGGCAAGGTGCTGGCGTCGTGGTTTGCGCGTCTGGACGTTACGTTGGCAGAGTTGGAGGGCACTGCCGGGGGCCACCACGCGCCACGGGTAGACTTTTGGTCCCGCGCGTTTTCCCACCACACACCCCGCGCGTCCGGCGCAGAAACCGAATTGTCGGGGTGGGTGTTGCATTTTTTCGGCGCGAGCGAAACCCCCAAGGAGTCGGTGCCGCTGTCCAAACTGCCAACAGGGTACGTCACGGTGCCGTTTGTGCGGGACGGATCCGAAGGCACGCAGCTGTGCGCCGGCGTGTGGAGCACCTACGTGGATGGCGACGGCGCGGTGTTTTGCGAGCCCCAGTGGGCGGTGCTGCAATGAAACCATATGGTTGCCAATTTCATAACCCCCCAGCGCAGGCAGCTGTGACTACCACTACACCAACAAAGGCCGCGCGCAACGGGGACCAGCGGCAGACCGTGCATCGGTCTCCTTCTGCACACTGCGCACACTGGCCGCAACCGTCGCAGCGGAGCGATCCTGCGCACTCTGCACACAGGTTGCAGGCCTCACAACACGATGATCCTGCGCACTCTCCACACAGGTGGCAGCCTTCGCATCGATCGATGCAATCTCCACACATGCCGCAGCCCTTGCACCGTGATCCGCTGCACCACTTTTTTCGACACGGCTGGGCGCAGCCGCGGCAGCGCGACTTAAGGCACTCTTGGCACCGGTTGCAGCCCTCGCAGCGCGATCCGGTGCACTCCCGACACACGTCGCAGTCCTCGCAACGCGATCCGGTACACTCCCGACACATGCCGCAGCCCTCGCAGAAAAATGACCCGATGCACTCCCGACACATGTTGCAGCCCTCGCAGCGCAATCCGGTGCACTCCCAACACAAGCTGCAGCCCTTGCAGCGCGATCCGGTACACTCCCGACACAAGCCGCAGCCCTCACAGCGCAATTCTTTGCACAATCCGCAGGCGTCGCAGCGCGATCCAATGCAGCCCTCTTCAGACATTCACGCCACAGGGGAAATGTGGCGTCAACAATGCATTTGTACAAACTTACAAATCACTGCGCCAATAAACGCCGCCCGCAGCGGGGACCACCGCGCAACTTTCGCCATGGCCGCGCGAGTCAGCTCCCGGTCAAGGCTACTTTGGAACCTTCCGTCCACCCACCACTCCTTATCGCCGTCTGGCTTCACAACCGCAGGCAAATCAAAACTTCTATGACGTCTTCCGCGCCAAAACCACCACTGTAATCCGTCCAGGCCCACCATTGCAGGCAAATCGCCGTCCCGGTGGATCACCCCGTGCTGGAACCACCCCTGCGCTCCTTCCGCTTCTACTACTGCAGGCAAATCGCCGTCCCGGTGCAGTTTGCCGTGCTGGTACCAACCCTGGCCTCCTTCAGCATACACCACCGCAGGCAAATCACCGTCCCGGTGACGTTTTCCGTCACTGTCAAACCATGTTGTGGTCCCCCACTCATCTGTGACGGGTTCCAAGTTCATTTGGAAAGTGATGATGTCTACTTTTTGCACACTTAGGGTTTGGGCTTGCTGCGACCGCGCCACTGCACCAGGGCCACGATGGCCATGATGACGCCCGCCACCAGGGTGGCAATCACCGCCGACACGGCTGCGCGACCCACGCTGAACTTGTCCGCGTCCAGGGGGTGGTCTGCGTCGGCCTTGCGCTTGGTGAACGGCGGCTGAATGGCACACATGCCCACAAACGACACCACAAACACCGCCACCAAGCAAATTACACTCACGCCCGCAGGGGACAGCAACGCAGCCTTTACCGCGGCACCGGCGCCCCCGCCACGAGACCCGCCCGAGGACTTGGTCCGTCTGGAGGAAGACTGCTGCTGGCCCTGGGATGCCAAGTTGCCGCCGCTTCCTGCCGCAGTGCCCGGGGCCACACCTCCAGCAGCGGCCGTGTTGTACGTTTGCTCCAGCAGGGCTTGGCGCCAAGCCTGCTCGGTGCCCGTGGCCGCGCCCACGGGTATTGCGGAACTTCCGCCGGAGCCCCCACCGGGGCCCCCACCGGGGCCTCCGCCGGGCGAAAGGGTCTGCACCGCGGCGGCAGCTGCCGCCAGCACCGCGGCCGCGTCTGGTGGCAGAGACCTAGTGTCCATATATTAAATTGGACTGGACTGGATAGGATTGGATTGGATTAGGGGTACTTACAGAATGGTCCCACCTGAATTTGCACGCACACACACCTCACCGCAAAACCCCGGCGGAGGGGGGGGGGGCTCCACGAAAGGTCAAAGTTCTTTGAAATGTCAATCCACACTTGGGGTTTCATTGTTGAGGTGCATGGGTGTGGGTGTGAGAATAAGGAGCGAGCAGCGCGCGGCGCGCGGCGCGCGGCCGCGGCCAAGGGCACACGCACTTACGAGAACGTGAGGCCGGCCACACCGTCGCGGAACCGAATCATGTTCAGGCTGCGGCTGAAGATGAGCACCGCCACGCTCTCGGTCTGCAGGCCCTCCTGGAACTGCAGGATGAGGGTAACGCTCTCCAGGCGGGAGAAGTTGGCGCTGCCCGAGGGCTGGGGGTCCTCGGGGTACAGCGCAAAGCTGTAGCAGTAAATGAACGCCTCGGGGATGAGGGTGTGGAACTGGTACGGCTGCACCAGGCGGTACCAGCTGCCCTCGCGGGCGGGCTGGCGCGCGGTGGCGTTGAAGTCAATCTCCGCCGCCACGACGGGCTCCCGGCCCAGCAGACCGCTGTAGCTGAACCAGTTGTTGGCCTTCTCGGCGCACTGGCGCCGCACCGCCCAAATCAGCTCAATCACGGGGTTCACAAAGTTGAGCTGGATGCGCTGCTGCTGGCAGTTCACGCACTGGTTCAGGGCAAAGGTCTGCACCACCAGCTGCTCAAAGTTGTTGGACGCAAACTTGTCGCGCTCCACCTGGTCCAGGAAAATCTGGGTGCCGTCCACCGCGGCCTTGAGGTCGTTCTCGTTCAGCGGGCCGCCGCCGTTGCACTTCACCACCTGGATGTCGGGGCCCGACACCACCACCAGGTTCCGCAGCTCGTTGAAGTTCACGGACAGGAAGGTGCCCGAGAAGGCCAGGGCCACCAGGGGCAGCGCGTTGCCGGGGGTCAGGGTGAAGTAAAAGGGCAGGGGCACGTACAGGGTGCGCGTCTCCTGGGAGTCCGCAATCAGCTGCTCCCGGCAGTACGCCTTGCCAATCATCTCCGTCAGGCGCTTGCCGGGCTTGCCGGCCAGCTCCTCCCAAATGTACAAAAAGTCGTTCACCAGGGTGTCAATGACCTGGGTGCCGATGATCAGGGTGGCCACCCGGATGATCAGCTGCCCAATGGCGTTGGACCAGTACACCCACGGGTCCGAGTCGCACGCGCCCAGGGTGCCGGTGCCCACGCACGCGTTCGCCGCGCAGTCCGCCACGTAGTCGCCGCAAGAGCCGTACTGCTGGAACAGCCACGCGTTGGCGCCGCCGTCCTGGGTGGCAAAGTACTCCGCGTCCGTGACCGCGCACGGGTTGGAGGGGTCCAGGGAGTAGGGGAAGGCCTGGGTGGGGCCGCAGGTGCCGGCCCGGGGCGGGCACGCCCGAATGCCGGGGATCTGCAGCACCACGTACAGGAAGTACAGCAGGTCGCCCGCCTTCATGATCTTGCACATGGCCGTGTTGCCAAACGCCACCGTGGAGTCAAAGGGCTGCACCAGGGACTGCATGGCAAAGTTGGTGTACTGCACGTACCGGAACCGCCAGTAGGTCATCTTGGGGTCGCCCGTGAGCAGGGCGGTCATGGTGGAGCACGCCGCCAGCTGCAGCACCACACCGTTGGTGGACACGTTGCTCACGAAAAACGTCTGGGGATTGGTGGACTGGTAACCGGCCATGGCTGCTAAGTGGGCAAGACTGGGGTGCGTGTTACCACTGTCGGGATTGCATTTCCGTGACTCGATGAACGAAATGGGCCTGTTGGGGGTGGGGGTCGGTGGGGGTGCCACGCACGCCCTGGACCCACCCACCGGGCGGGAGCCCTGCCCACGGGTGCCCACGGGTGCCCCCGGGTGTCCCTCGCACCCGATTGTCGTGCCCACACATGCAACCCCAAGGGAACCAAAGGAAACCAAGTAAACGGGTGCACCATGGCATCCCGCGCGTCACACCGCGGCCATGGTCACCATGGCTGGAACCTTGCACTGGCCACACTGACCGCGGTCGTGCTGGGGGCGTGTGTGGTGGTTGGTGTGCTTACGGTGCTGGCCACCCGGGCCCGCAGCGGGTTACCCTGCGAGGGCCGCGCCGCGCTGGCCGCGCTGGCTGCGGGAGCCGTAGCCGTGAAGTCTTCCACTACCACTACCACTGCCGCCTCTGCCGCGACCGCACATTTACTGCAAACCGTTGCGGCGGCCACGGGGGCCCCTAACGGCGGCACCCTGCACCTGCGTGTGGCCACGTGGTGCCCGTTTGCGTGTGTGCTGGTGGCGGCGGACACGCCCGCCCAGCGCCAGGCCGTGTTTGAGGCCCTGGTGAAGGAAGGGACCAGCGGAACCTGTGCGGCCAGCGGAACCTGTGCGGCCAGCGGAATTTGTGCGGCCAGCGCTGCCTTTGAGCGCGCGGGCAAGGCACCGTTTACCGCCCGGCTTACCGGCGTGCCATACGACAACCTGGTGTACGTGGTGATGAAAAGGCTGTCCACAGACGGCGACGCCGACGGCGACGCGGACCCAGACGACCCCACCCCGGCCCTGCCCGTGGCCGAGGTGCTGACACCTGCCCGGGCCCGCGCGCTGCGGGCGCTGGATGCCGTGTTTGGCGCCAACTCCTTCACCACCCACTATGTGACCCCCAAACGTAAAAACTAAATTAGGTGCCGGAATCACGACCGTACTCGGTGCGCAACCGCTTTGCAAGCTGCATGTCCTTTGCCATAATGGTTGTGCGCTTGCCGTGAATGGCACACAGGTTGGCGTCATCCAGCATACTGATCAAGTACCCCTCGGCGGCTTCTTGCAACGCCAGCAGCGCGCTTTCTTGCATGCGAAACCCATCTTTGATTTCTTGTGCAATCTCGCGCACCAGGCGTCGGAACGGCAGCTTGCGAATGAGCAAGTCGGTGGTTTTTTGGTACCGCCGGATTTCGCGCAGGGCCACGGTGCCGGGGCGGAACCGGTGGGGGCGCTTGGCCTGTCCGTCTGCTGGCGCGCCTCGGCCCTTGCCGCCCATAGTTTTGCTACGGACACGGGGTTTTTTTCTCTGAGAGTTGGTACTGCGTCTGCGTTTTGCAGGTCCTTTCACACCACCACCAACTTCCCACGCTGGACCAGCGTCGCCACCGCGTGCCGGCGACTTAGCGCGTGCATTTTCAGCGTTTGCACGCTTCACAGCAATTTCTACAAGTCCTTCAGAAATCTGTTTTTTGATTTGTTCGGCAAATGGAGATCCTCTTGTTAAGTTAAACAGACGAATCATTTCGGCAAACAAAAAGTCTGTGTCAACTTGCACATTTAGCTGTTGAGGATCTTTGTCTCGTGCTTGAATCCGCTCTGCAACATGCGCGACAATATCAGCGTCAGTATAGTCGTCTTCGTCGTCGGGTGTACCGCCACCAGCAGCATCTTCGTCGTCTGGCACAGGACTGCCGCGTTTGCTGCTTCTACTGCCGCTTCTTTTTTTGGCCCCGCTGGCTCTGCCGTGTTTGTTACTGCTTCCGCTGCCGCTTCTTTTTTTGGGCCCGCTGCCTCTACCAGCGCCTGGCACAGGACTGCCGCGTTTGCTGCTTCTACTGCCGCTTCTGCTGCCACCTCCACTTCTTCTCCTGCCCCCACTATTGCTTCCAGTATGATTGTCCATAATTCGGTTGTTGTAGGCATCGCGCGCGTTGTAACAAGCCGCCGTCTTATTGTTCGCAGCTTCAACGCAGCTTGGGTTCTTATCTGGATGTAAAGCACGTATGGTTTGTTTAAATGTTGTTGGGTCTTGGCACTTTTCTTGCACTAGAGTTTCCGTAAAGTGTGCAGAGGGACAGCCGCTAGCTTGTGCAAGCACTTCCGCGATAGGTGCAAGTGGAGTTGCAACCTCTGGTGATCTTGCTGCACGTGGAGAAGGGCTGCGTCGCGCTGCACGTTTGGTTGCTTTAGCGTTTGTAAGCATAGTACCGATTTCTGTCGTGATAAACCTTGTTTGTGGATTGGTCAACACAACATTCATCGATCGCAACCTGGCATACACCTTATTCCACGTTGAGAGCACGGTAATGTTTTGAATGGGAATTCCGGTTCGTAGTTGTTCTTCAATGGCCGCATCGATGATTGGGACCACATCCACATCCATGGATATTTGTTTGTTTGCTTACATGGTAAACAGACATATTTTTTTGCATTGCAGGGTGCCGACCGCACGCATCCCCACCCCCGCCTACGACGACAAGGACGACGACGACACGGGCAGGATTTGGACCTTCAAGGGGTCCTTCACCGCCTTCGGGGCCGACTGCTGGAAAATGATGGCCAGTGCGATGCCGGCGCCAATGACCAGGGCCCCCACCATGCACACCGCCACAAACGCGGCGTTGTTCAGCGGCGGCGCCTTGATGCCGCCCGCCGCGTTGCCCACCGCCACCCGGGCCTCCTGCACCAGGGACGCCAGGATCACGGTGGTGCACGCGGTGCTGGCGTCCATGGTGTTCAGGGCTTTCACCATGACGTTGGTGGCGTCCTCGCAGGTAATGGTGGCGTTTAGGGTTTGGGACGCCGTGTCGTCCGCGTTGCACGACGCGGAAATGGTGCTTTGCAGGTACTGGTTCACGCTTGCGTAGTTGTGTTTTTTCACAATGGCCTCCATCTGGGCCTGCACCGCGGGCGGCTCCGCGGCAGCCGCCTGCTGGGCCGCCTCCACTGCGGCCGTGTTTTGGGCCCCCACCGTCTGCCCGCAGTCAAAGGTCACAATGTCCTGGTTGCCGCACACAAAGTTGAATCGCGGGCACCGCACAATGCCCTTGGTGCCGGTTTGGCACACTGCGCTTTGCTGCGTCGCGGTGTTAATGTTGCACTTGCTTTGCATGATGGCCGTGATGCGCCCCGCCACGTGGGTGGCCGCCTCCATGGAGGACGGCTTGGTGGCAAGCATGGGGACTTACTTGCACGACAAAACCAAGCAACCCCTGAGATTACACTGGCAAACAATACATTATTCTGTCTCGGCAAGGGGAGCACTGGTGCTCTCGGCGAGGGGGGTGTCGTCGGTCGTCGCCGCCAACCTGGCCGCAGAGCTGGCAATGGCGGCTGCGAGGGGGTCGGACCCGGGCGGCACCAGCAGCTGGTCGGGGGCGTTGATGGCGCTGGTGCCCACGATGCGCATGGGCGGCGCGTACACCTCGGCGGCCTCGTCCATGGTGGGCAGCCGGCTAACGTCCCGCACCGGCAGGGAGGACCCCAGCGCCTGGCGCGCGTTCTGGGAGTTGGCGTGCTCCGCGGTGCGGGCCGACAGCACCATGTTCAGCTCATCCGTGGAGGCCGCGGTGGTGGTGCGGACCTTGGACGCCACCCGGTCCGGGTCCAGCTCCGTGGGCCACAGCCACTCCTGCACCTGGACCACGTCCAGGGTGATGTCCCGGCACCACGCCTCCAGGGACGCCTCCACGTACGCCTTGGCGTCCGCCTCGGTTTTGTGCACGCCCCCAAACGCCACCACCAGGGGCTCCCGCCCCGCGGCGTCGGGGAACGCGGGGTCGTCCTCCAAACAATCGTCGTCGTCCATGACCGCAATGACCCCAAAGTCGCCCTGGCGGGTGCTCAGGTCCGACGGCCACTCGTGGATGGGGTAGTCCTCAAAGTCGTCGGTGGCCGCGGCGCTGCGCCAGTGGGCCGGCAGCGCCGCGGCAGACAACACCGGCGGCGGCGGCGCCTCGTGGGCCGACTCGGACGCGGCGGCAGCCGCGCTGGATGCGGCCGCGGCTGCGGCCTGCAACGCCGCCTCGGCGGCACTGTCCGGCAGCGCGGCCCGGGGCGGCAACACCCCGTCACCCCGGGCGTGCCGCAGGTACTCCTTGTGCCGCGCGTACGACGACACGTTCAGCTCCACGTCGGTGTTGGTGGTCATGCGGCGCTTCATCTCCTCGGCGCGGTACGCCATGGTGGCGCGGTTGCGCTCCACGCACCGAGCCACCTTGGCGTGGATGTGCTTGGGGCACTGGGCCGCCGCCTCGGACGCGGGAATCAGGAACGGCTCGTTGGCGGGCACCTTGATGGGCACCGCCCGCACGCGCTTGTCTGCCATCAGGCGCCGGATGTACGCGTCCGCCGCGCCAGACGCGGCAGCAACAGACTCGGGCGCTGTCCCTGCCGAAAAGTATCGCAGCAGGCGGATGTTGGGCGCCCGGCACTTGGTGGGAAAGTCCCGGTTGGCGCAGTTAATGACCCAAAACCCGCCGTTTTCCTCGTAGTGGCGCGCGCGCTGGGCGGCGGCCGCGGTGGCAGACACGGTGCCCAGGCCGCCCAGCCCGCCACCAGCGCTTGCAAGGCCCTCACACACGGCTTTGCGGCGCTCGGTTTCGTCCCTGCCCACCTGGGGGTCCATGGGCGGCAGCACCGTGGCCCCCACGTCCACCATGCGCTTGGACGACATGCCCTTGGGTAAATCCATGACGGATCTGATTGGGTTAGATTGGATTGGATGGGACATACATTTGGGGCAGCCCCAGGGGCCAACGCACCGTCCCGTCTCTGGTCCCTTTGTCTCTTTCGGTCCCTCGGCTCCCTGGGTTCCCTCGGCTCCCTCGGCTCCCTCGCTTCCCTCGGCTCCCTCGGCTCCCTCGGCTCCCTCGGCTCCCTCGGTCACGGTGCCCAGAAAAACCTGTGGGCGTGCCATGGTAAGCCGTACTTTACCGACAACACAATGGCCAGCTTTTCCACCAGTTGCTACCCCGCGCCCGAGTACCCGACGTGTGTCACGGCGGGGCGGACCGCGTGCTGCTCCGTGCCGTCGTGTTCCCTGGTGTTCAACGCCAAGTACGAGCCGGTGGTGCTGGCGGTGTCAGCGACTGCGCAGCCGTTGTCGGTGGCCCCCCTGGCCTTCACCCTGCCCAAGAAGTCGGCGGTGACCATGACCTTCACCGGCACCGTGTGCACCACCAGCACCACCGCCCAGCCGAGGTCCACCATCAGTGTGGTGCTGTCGTATGTCAACACCACGGACCGCACCACGGTGTACGAGCAAGCGGTGCCGGTGCGGGTAACGGTGCCGGTCACCCTGCTGGGTGCAACCCCGGAGATTTGCATCCCGGTGGCGTCCACCATTGGTGCGTGCCTGCCCTGCGGCGCCTACGAGCTGTCGGTGAACCTGGAGTCAACCCTTTCTGTCACCGTGTCCGTGTCCGGCACCTTGGCCGTTACCCCGTACATGTAACGCATGCATGCGCAATGAAACCAACCCTTGATTGAGTCGTGCCTCCCTCCCCATGCCCCCGCCAACGGTTTTTTTCGGGGCCCTGATAGTAGCAACCCGAGCCCGGACAATGAGCACGGCCCAGGACTTGGACTTGGTCTTGGACTTGAACGAGGCGCTGCGGCAGGAGCGGTACACCCGCGCCGTGGCGGACTTGAACCTCAAGGTGACGGACGTGGAGGGCACGTGTGCGCCGCTGGTGGATGTGCAGGGCCTGGACGGGGTGGCGGACACGCTGCGGGTGCCCGGCCGCACCACGCGGTTCATGTCGGTGGCCGCGGTGCGGGCCAGCGGCATGGCCATCGTGGGGAAGTACGACCCCGACGGGGCGCTGGGGGACGAGGGCTCCGCAACCCAGACCGTGGCCAGCGTGCCGTACGGCGGGGACATGGTGGCCGCGGCCATTGGGCGCGCCCGGGCCGCACTGGCCCCCAAGTTCATTACGCCCGCAGACGTGGCCGAGGCCGCCGACATTGCCAACGACGCCGCCGCGCGGGCGCACCTGTTTTGGTCCCTGGCACTTACCAGCGCGGTGTTTGACCCGTTGCTGCAGCGGCTGCACGCCCGGTACGGCATGCTGCTGGGGGTTCGGGTGGAGGTCCCCACGGTGGGGGCCGTGGCCACGTGTGCGGGCGGGGTCGGTGGCGGGGACCCACCCGTGGCGTACGTGCCGTTTTCCGCGGCCGCAGCCATGCGGCGCCAGGCCGGCGTGAACGTGGGTGCCGCCCTGCGTGTGCTGTCCGTGAACGCCACCCAGGGTCAAGCCCTGCCGGCGGCCTTTGTGAAGGCCACCCTCGCAACCCTCAACCAGTACATGGCCCTGCACGACATGGGCGGCCCCGTGGGCGCGGCAGTGGCTGCGGTCGCGGCAGCCACCGCCGGCGGCGGCAAGGACGCCAAGGGAGCCGCCGCGAGCCTGTCTCGCGGCCCGTACCGCGGCCCGTCCCGCCGCCGCAGCAAATCCCGGGGGCCATCCGCTTTGGGCCTGGCCACCCTGCCGCTGACCATGAACTTGTGGAGCTCTAGCGACGAGGGCGACGACGCCTCCAGCGCGGGTTCCAGTTCTGACTCTGATGACGAGTTGGACAGCCTGGAGGGGTTGAACAGCTCCGATAGTGACGCCTCGGACGCCTCGGACGCCTCGGACGCTTCGGACGCCTCGGACAGCTCTGACGCCTCTGACGCCTCTGACAGCTCGGACGCAGGGTCGGTAGGGTCTGGCGGGTCTGGCGGGTCTGGCGGCTCTGACAGGTCCAACAAGTCTGACGGCATGGTGGACCACGAGGCAACCGAGGGTGACCGCCCCGCAGACGTGTGCGCCGTGCCGCTGCAGGATGGCAAAACCCTGCTGGTGCGCACCGACACAGACGTGTCCACGGACGACGCACCCACATGCACCCTGGGCAGCAGTGAGTTTCGCAAGTGGCTGCAGTACGAGTTTGACACGGTGGACGCCAGCCCGCCAGCGCCGCGGCCCCGGTGCAAGTACCCTGGGAAGCCCATACGGGGCACCGCAAGCCGAAAAACGCAAACCCGGACCCGTGCGCCCTCCTCCAGCGGCTTGGGGTGCATTGGGCTGGTGTGTGTGTTTGGGTGCGGCATGCCGCCCGCAGACGCGTACTCCGAGTCGGCCACGCGGCTGCTGTACGAGGTGTTTCAGTGCAACCCCCGGGTGCGGGACTGGGCCACGGTGCTGAAAGCCATTGACGGCTACGCGCGCGCCCACGCGGGCAAGAAGCAGCAGTGCCAGTCCAAGTGGGGGTCCCTGCACCCCGCGGCGGTCGCAGCACCAGCCCCGCCGCCAGCTCCCGCGGTGACGGTACAACAGCCCGTGATTTACATTGTAAACGGCGGCGGGAACTCTGGCGAACTCGGCGGTACTACTACCCAGGTAATTACCGCCGCGCCTGGCCAGAAAGCACCCACCACATCAATGCAGGCGCTGCAGGCGTTGGTTGACGGTGGTGATCCTGCTCCCCTCGAGTCTATTGTTTCCATGGGCGGTCGCGATGACCACGGTCACCACCACCACGACGATCACCACCCCATTTACCATCCCACTCACTACACGCACTACGCCGAAGACGTGGACGAGTACAGCGGCGGCGGCGGCCAAAGCCTGTGTAGCGACCAAGCACCCGCTGGGCCAGTTATAACGCACCAAGCGCCGGCCATTTACATTGTGAACGGCGGGTGCGACGGCACTGTAGCGGTACCCGACGCGGTGCCCGACGCAGCGCCTGCACTGCCCGCTCCAGCGTTTGAGGCTTTGCACGCGCCGGCACCGCCGCCGGCTGCCGACACCGAACCAGAGTCGCTGGCGTTTTTGTTGTTTGCCGCGGATTTTATGCTGACGCAGTTGGCAGATCCTTTGCCGCAGGCAATCGCCGCGTACGAGGAAAACACAGAGCCGTATTTGCAGCGCTTACAGCAAAATCCCGACGACAGGGCCGCGGCAAAGGAGTGGTTCCGGGTGCTGCAAACCATGGCGTCGTACCACCCATCACCGGTGCCAACCAATCCAGATGGCTGGGCCGGGTTCCAGGCCTTTGTGCGGTTCATGACCGCGGGGCGCTTTCCATTTTTCACGGATTGAGGGCACGCAATGAAGAATTCACTCGTGATGTACAGGCAACGCAGGTTTATACAGCCATGGCTGACACGTATGGGCGGTATGCGTCCGACACGGGGTCCTCGGCCGCAGCGTTTGGTCTCACGGACCAACCGGCCGGCGGGTCCCCGTCCATGTTCGCCAACCCAAACACTCACACCCACACCCGCGCCCGTGCCGCCTCGGTAAGGGTGCCGTACTCCCGACACGGGAGTTACGCAAGGTGGGCCCAGCAGGTGGCGCCCCAACAGCTGGACATGGTGCCTGAACAAGCGCCCCGCCAAGCGTCCCCGCAAGCGTCCCAACAAGCGTCCCAACAAGCGTCCCACCAAGCGTCCCCGCAAGCGTTCCCGCAAGCGTCCCTGCAGCAACCACGGAGAACCGTGCGGGACCTTCTAAGCATGCAACCCACGCGCCAAATAAGCGTTCCGCGGGCTCCACCTTCAGTTCCCAAAGTCCTGGCAGCCGGGTCATTGCCGTCACAAAAGGCTAAAAAAGCACAAACGTCTGGAAACGCACAGACGCCTGTACAGACGGCAGCCGATGCACAGGCACAGGCAGTGGCAGAAGCAGTTTCCAATGCGGAAGCAAACGCACAGGCAGCGGTGGTAGCGGCACAGGCGGCGGTGGCAGTGGCACAGGCAGAAGCGGCAGCAGCGCGAGCAGAAGCGGAAGCTGCGCGCTTTGCACAGGCAGAAATACGCGCAGCGGCCGAAGCGCAGGCACAGGCACAGGCACAAACACAGGCACAGATAGCAGATGCACAAGCGGCGGTAGCAGCAGCACGAGCAGAAGTGGAAGCAGCGAGAACCGATAAGGCGGATGCCTTACAAAATGCTCTTGCAGCATCAAAGGAAGCCGACAAAGCCGTAGCACGAGCGGTTGCCGCTGAAGCACAGGCAGCACAGGCAGCACAGGCAGCACAGGCAGCACAGGCAGCGCAGGCAGCGCAGGCAGTACAGGCAGCACAGGCAGCGCAGGCAGCACAGGCAGCACAGGCAGCGCAGGCAGCACAGGCAGCACAGACAGCGCAGGCATTACAAGCACGTGTGCAGAACCTGACTCGGGATCTTGAAGACGCACGTGCAAGACAAAGAGATGCAGAGGTCAGAGCAACCGCCGCCGACACTTTAATTTCTAAATCATTGTCAATTGATTCACAACGGGATGCATTAGAAGTCCTTAACAGACAGTACCAAGTTCAACAGACGAACCTGGAGGGCGAGGTGGCGTCGCTGCAGCAGCAGCTGGCCGCCGCCGCCGCCGCGCTGGGGGAGGCGAAGGCTGCGGGTGCTGCCGCCACCGCCCGGGCCGACGCACTGGACAGCGACGTGGCGACCGCCCGTGCGGACGCCGCCGCCAGTGCGCAGCAAGTGGCGTCTCTGCGTGAGCAGATGGCAGTGAGCGAGGCGGCGCTGGGTGCGGCTGAGGGTGGCAAGGCGGCCGCGGAGGGCGAGGTGGCGTCGCTGCAGCAGCAGCTGGCCGCCGCCACCGCCGCGCTGGGGGAGGCGAAGGCTGCGGGTGCTGCCGCCACTGCGGACGCGGCAACCAGCGCCCAACAAGTGGCGTCTCTGCGTGAGGAAATGGCGGTGAGAGAGGCGGCGCTGAGCAAGGAAGTGGCTGTTGTCAACAACGCACTGACGGATGCCAGGGCTTATATTGCGATGGTGGTCGATGCAAATGCTGCACAGACCGAGCGCATTGCGAAACTGGAAACAGCCGCCAGCACACACGCAGTTGAGCTTAACGCAGCACGACAGAATGCGGACCAAAGCCTTAAAAGCACAAATGCGCAATTGCAAGTGCAGGTGGAAGCCGCAAACGCCTCAGTGGACCGTTTGAATGCCCAAATAGCGGAGTTGCAAGCACAGCTGACAACAGAGCGCAAAGCTGCGCTATTGGAATTTGACGCAGAAAAGGTGCGCTTACAAACCGAACTAGCAACAGCACATAGAGCTGTAAGTGACGCTCAAGCTGTCCAAGCCGCTCAAGCCGCTCAAGCCCACCAAGAAAAAATAGAACTGCAGGAACAGGTGGCTAACACCAACGCTCGCATATCTGTAGCAGAAGCCGCCACTGAAGAGGCTAAAGCACATGTAAGTGCAAGTAATGCTTTAGTGGAAACAATGCGGATTGAGATTGAGACACTCACAAAGGCCAATACTGACCTTGTCGCTTTTGCACAAACCATGGGACCTGTGTTGGAGGCACAGTATCAAGAAAGGTTGCAAACATTGCAAGCTGAAGCCGCTGATGCAATACAAAAGCGTCAAGCTGAGTTGGAGGCACAGTATCAAGAAAGGTTGCAAAAATTGCAAGCTGAAGCCGCTGATACAGTACAAGAGCGTCAAGCTGCGTTGCAAGCACAGTTTCATGATGCAGCCGCACAGGCAAGCGCAATAATACTGCAATTGCAGAACGACCTTGCAGCTTCTCGAGAGGAAACTGCGGCAACTCGTGCAAATGTTGCTGCCGAACTTGAGCGTGCAAAACAAACTTTGCAGGAAGCTGGGCAGAAAGCCCTTGATGCACAGGTAACAAGCATACGCCAACAAAAAGATGAAGAAGTTGCAAGAGTCCGCCGAGAAGCTCAAGCAACTTTGGATCGCGTAATTTTGGAAAACGCTGCAAGTGTTGAATCTTTAAGCCAAGCAAACATCAGGATTCAAAGTCTTGAAACCCAAATTGCAACTCTTCAAGCAGCTGGAGTGACAATAGAACAAGCCACAACAGCTATGGCCACAGTTCAGAAAGCACAAGAAGCACTTAAAGCTGATGAACAAGCTATAGAAAGCAGGCGCGAAGATTGGGATCGTGAGTTTCATGAAACGCAAGCATTGCTGAAAGTTGCAAAAATCGAACTTTCTTCCACAATAGCAGCAAAAGACGTTTTAGACCGTGACACAACTAAAACAAAAGTTGCTCTTGCAGAAGCTGAGAGGGCGCTAGAAGCTATTCAAACACAAGCGACCGCAAAAAACCAAGAGCTGGATATTGCCGAGCGGGCAAAAGTTGCGCTTGAAGATAATATGCGCCAAACACGCGAGGCAACTGCAGCCATTGAGGCGCAAATAGCAACCTTGGAGGCGGACGCAGCTGAAAAAGTAAAGGTGATGGGGGCATTGCGGGATGACATCACAGCGATGGAAGCACGACGTGCAAGCCTACTTGATTTTGAACAAAAAGCCACTGCACGTTTACAACAAGTACAAACGGAAGTACAGACGTTGGCTACAATAACAGACCAGTATCGGGAGCGAATTGCTGCACAAGAAGAGGAAATAAAGCTCGCACGTGCTTCTGCTGCTGAGCGTTCTTTTGAACAGTCGACAAAATCATTTAGAAATCTTGATGAAAGAATGGCTATGGCTGCTCTAACTGCTGAGCGTGATTCTTCAATCCTTGTGCGGCAGCGTCCAGTACAACCACCTTCTGCTGCACAAATAAGCTTGAGCACCGCGGAAGCAGCCATAAAATCTGCATTTGGATTACGATTGCCAGCAGGGGCAGGGAGTAGCGGTATAGGTACAGAAGCAAGTTTTTATCCTCCAGCGGGCGCTCCACTATTTCCCGCAAGTGACATTTTTAGAGCACTTGATGCCAGTGAAGTGGCGGGTACAATCGCACCGGGTCCTGGTCCTGGGCGACCAACAAGGAGAGGTGATCGAAAGAGAAGAGAAGCAGGGGGCGATGCATTACAAAAAACGTTAGAAGAAAAACCTGCTGAAGCTGCGCTTAAAGCCCTTAAAAATGTGCGTTCGGTCATTGAGCAAGAAGAAGAAACCGCGGCACAAAAAAGAGTGAGAGTGAAAGAAGACAGCACTACCACAAAACCACCGCCTAGTGTAACACTCAAACCAGACATAAGCACATTTTTGCGGCTTCGCATGACTATGGACACCAAAAGCAAAAAAGCATTTGCATTTTACTTGGAGCCAGTAGACCCAACGGAAACAACGCCAGATACCCCGGATCATGTTTATACCGCCATTGAACACCCTTTGATTAATGCCGTGAAACAATACAATGCGGGAACACGGAAGGGAGCAAAGGAAAAATTGAAGCTTACTAAAATTTTCAACAATGCTATTGAATCACGAAAGGATCGACTGACGAGATCCAATGGTCTGCCATTAGAAACCCGCATTGCAAGGGAAACACAAACATTAAAAACTACTATTGATACTTCATGGGATTCGCTTGCAACTGAAAAGGGAACGATCTTAGAACAACTGAAGCTTGCAATCGATTATAACGTGTACTTAATTGTTCAAGCGTGGTGGAACAAATTGGTCTCACACAAATCAGGCATTTTTGGCGGCCGCAACCCGCATGTAAGCCTTGCCTCTCCCATCCACACCAAGTTTAGCTTGTTTGCCGACAAGTTTGGCGTACAGCCGGAGAGCAGCGGCGACATTGACACGACCATGGAGTCTGGCCCAGTCACGCCACCGCCCCTGTCGCCGTAGCACCTGCCACACGCACTCTACATACCCACAGCCACCCATATTTAGCCCACCGCAATGCACGAACCGCTGATTTCGAAATTTCTAGCGCTTACAACAGCCAAACCCCTGGCAAGGGCCCCGTTCCCGCTAATAATAACAAACCCCAATGCGACGGGACACGCTCCGGGACTCGTACTGTGGCGCCGTGTTTCCGCGGGGCGTGGTGGTGGACGGCCCCGCCGTGTCACGGGCGCCGCCGGGCCTGGGACTGGGCCTCGGTACCAATGGCCGGGTAATGCAGCTGCACAAGCCCGGCAGCGCGCCCGCGTGGGGCCCCATTGTCATTCGCGGCCCGCGACTAGAAATGCGGGACGCGGCAAACAAAGGCGGCGGCCGGGGCCATATGGGAAGATATAGTGACGGCGGCCCCGCGCCACAGGCCCCCGCGCCACAGGCCCCCGCACCGCGTCCGCCGCCGCCGCTACCCTGGGCCCCAGCACCGCCGCCGCCACCGGCTGTTGCGTACCCAGCCATTGACTGGAGCGCGATTGGATGGCCAGGGGTGCCGCCAGGGGTGCCGCCAGGGGTGCCGCCAGGGCCAAGCAGCAGTAGTATTGGCAGCAGTGGCAGCAGTGGTGGTAGTTTTTCTGGTGGTGGCGGTGGTGATGGTGGTTACAGTAGTGGCAGCAGCGGCAGCAGTGGCAGTAGTGGCAGCAGTGCCAGCAGTGGTGGTAGTTTTTCCGGTGGTGGCGGTGGTGACGGTGGTTACAGTAGTGGCAGCAGCGGCAGCAGTGGCAGCAGTGCCATCAATGCCAGCAGTGCCAGCAGTGCCAGCAGTGCCAGCAGTGCCAGCAGTGGTGGTTTTGGTGCCGGCGGAGGCAGCAGTGCCAGTAGTGGCAGCAGTGTCAGCAGTGGTGGTCCTGGTGGCAGTCCTGGTGGTGGTCCTGGTGGTGGTCCTGGTGGTGGTCCTGGTGGTTTTTTGCCACGTCGTGGTTTAATTCCCATACTAGCGATGACAACTGCCGACATAAACACATGGGACACTGACTACGACGCCTTCATGCAGTTTTGGTTGGAGGTTGGCCTGTATGCGGATCAAAAGTTTGGGTTTGACCCTGACTTTGCAGACCGCGCAAAAGCTACCTTTACCAAAAAACAATCTGACTATGATAAAAGAGTTACAAACGCGCAGCCCCCGCTACGAATTGTATATGATTCTTACAGACAGTTCAAAAACACGGCGGCAGCTTCATGTGGACCCGATGCATCCCGTACAATGAAGTGCGAGGTGCTTGGCGCCGTGCCTTCCCAGCTGCTGTGGTATACAAACGTTGTTGGTGACCAACCAAAAACCCTGTCCTTTTCCACAGCTGCAACGGGCCCATCCAAAACAGACTATCTAGCAAAACCACAAAATGGTATTGCAATAACAATGTTGCGTGTTATCCGGTTAGCTCATGCGTACATTGTGGACGACAACGCGGATGCCGAGGCCATTTTTACAGCTATGCAGGCCGTAAACGACACTGTTCGCAGGACACCCTCTGGTCTGAAATTTCAAAAACTATCGCTAACAGCCATTGCACAGTTGTTGCTGTTTGTGTTGACGGGTGGGATGGAGAAACCGGGCGTAAGCACGTATATGAAACGAAATTACGTGTACCGTGCATTCGTTAACTTTGCGGACACACACACGGTTAAAGTCATGAAATTGCCCGAGGGCGGCCGTGACATTCGTTTTAGTCATACTGCACAAGGCGGCGGCTGGGCCCAAACCCACGACGGCACGTGGATGCCCCTAAACCTGCCCGCGTGAGTTTGCCGGTTGAAAATATAATGCATTACAGACACACAACGCCGTTGTCGCCCATGGGCAAGGATAAAGGACTTGCTGGCGCGTCTGCTGCCGCCACTGCCGCCACCACCATTGTGACCTCGGAGGAGCCCAGCGAGGTGCCGGGCGCGCGGCGCGAGGTGCGGCACTACACCGTAGGCGGCCGGGATGCCGGCACCTTCTCCGACGGCATTTTCAGCACCAACGCGGTGTGTTCCCTCATTGAGGAAGCCACCGGGCAGCGGGCAGCACCGGGGTGCGCCGACGCCGCCGCGTTTACGCAGTGGACAATTGCCGGCGCCGGCGCGTGGCACGCGTACAGCCGCGACGGCGCCAAACAGCCCTTTGACGCCACCGTGGACATTAAATACACGGTGCCCACCCACCGGGACGCCACCACCGCGACCGACGCCCGGGACATTGCCCGGTTCCTGTCCCGGCTGGCGGTGCACGAGCTGGGGCACTGCGCCACCGGGGAGCGCGTCCTGGCGGCCATGCAGGAGTTTGTGCGGTGCCTGCCGGATGCCGTGCCCCCCGACCAGGTGGAGCCGCTAAACGCCCTGGTGCCGGATATCCTGGCCGCGTATGAGTCTGCGGGCCGCCAGGCCGACGTGGCCTACGACATGTACACCGGCCACGGACTCACCCAAGGCGCGGTGGCGCCCGAAAACAAAGACGATGCCGCCAGCGGCTCCAGCACCAACTCGGACGGCGCCCCTTCCACCATCACCAGCACCGCATCGCTGTTTTAGGGAGTTTCGCCGGTGCCGCCGGACAGCTCCGTGTACGCGGACACCGCCGCCGCATAGTCCCGCGGCCTCCACCCGCGCCACAGGTCCCTTGCCAGCGCACCCGCTGCAGCCACGCCCGCGGCCAGCGACACGGCCGCGCCCACGACACCGTGCACGGTCACCACCACCCACAGCAGCCCGCCGTGGGCGCACGCCAAATGGAACGACTCAATGGGCACCCACATGGCCAGCACCCACACAAACACCACGCAGCTGAGCACGTACGTGTCGGCCACCCGGAACACGCTGCAGCATGCGTGACCTGCCCACGCCAGCACCAGGCTGTACACCAGGAACGCCAAAATGAACCACCCTACCGCGGCTAAATGGCTGGCAGGGCACGCGTGCGCGGCGCTGTTGGCGCTGGGGTACCGGTAGTAATCGCCCAGGGCCCACGCCACCAGGGGCACATCCACGGCGGCGGCCCACACCGCGCCCGCCGGCACCGCAGACACCACCAACCCGCGACGAGAACTCATTTTGGGAACAATGAAAAGTGGAGAAATCTTCAAGGGTGCATTTACGCTGCAGCCAACACCGCAAGACGGGCCTCTAAAGCACACAGCGCGTGCCACAGGGCTTGCTTGGGGGTCACCGCGCCGGTGGTGCTGACGGTCAACCGCGCAACCTTGGACGTACTGTCGCCGTCGCCATCCAACCACTTTACCGCCGCGTGGGCGCACTGCCACCGGGTGCCACTGGCCCGGCAGGTGCTGCGCACGGCCCGTGCCGCCAGGGTGACTTGTTGCCCCGGGTGCAGCGGCACCACGTCAATGTCTGGCCACGCCATGGCCGCCAGGGGGGCCGCGCCGGCCGTGCCGGCCGTGCCGGCCACACCAATCCGGTCCAGCACAAAGTCAGCGGTGGTGGCCATGGTCAGCACCCCGGGAGGCTCTGGTGGCGCTGCAACATGGCACCGAAACACCGCGCCGTCGCCGCTGGAAGCGCCCCCGTGGCCGTCGCTGGCCACCACCGGCAGCTGCCCAATGCGGTGGGCAATGTACTCGCGCTCCAGCGGCCCCGTGTCCTTGTAAAAGGTGACGGCGTCAAATGCCAGGCACGGCACATCCTTCATGAGCGCGTGCCGGATGGCGCACACCATTTCTGGGCGCACGTAATGCAGCTCATACACTTGACTAGGCGCAAAACACGGTCGCTGCTCGCGGGCCAGCACCAACAGGGCAGCCACCTCGTCCCCGTCGCCGCACTCGCCGTCTTCACTCATCCGCCCAACAGAATGTGAGCGGGACACCGCCTGTGAGCGGACCTTACTTGAACTCCCACTTGCCCTCGGCGCTGTTGAACGTCAACCGTTGGCCAGCGGCGCTGCCGTCACCTCCGTCACCCGCCCTGCCGCCCATGGACGGCGGAGCGCCCATGGACCCACCGTCCATCATCCCGCCGTCCATCGACCCACCGTCCATCGACCCGCCGTCAGACTTGTCGTCTTCCGGCTCGGGCGTTTCTGGCGTCTCTGGCCGGTGTGCAAGGGAGATCCCGGCAGCAACAGCCGCATCCAGCTCCCGCTGCCGCGCAGCAGCAAGCGCGTCCATCCGCGCGTGCATCTGACGGATGGATGCCATTTGCTGCTCCTGCAGCACGCGTAGCTGGTGCTTGCGGCCGCCAGCGGACACCATGCCGCCGTGCGCAGACGAGTGCTTGTTGCCCATGGTGGTCAACGGAAAGGGGGCTTCTGGTTTATGGATGTGCCAACACAAAATCCGGGGTCCAGGGTTTGTTTTCGGAGGTCACACCCAACCCCACCACACCCATCCCGCCGTCCCAATGGAAGTGGCCGCCACCTCGGTTGCGCGAATTTTTCATGTTACATTGGCAGACGTGGCAGCGGATGCTCAAATAGGGTACATGTTGTGCGAGCGCTTGAACGCCAAGGAGTTTGAAGAGGGTCACGGCATACACTCTGCTAGTGTGCTGGTTATCAAGTACGACCCTGGCCACAAAACGGTGCTGGTTGTGACCACAAAGGCTGACGTCCCGCCAGACCGAGTGCGGCGGGCGGCTGCGGATGCAGCAGAACAATGCCTGCGCGTGTGCCGGAACCTGCGTGCGGCTGCCGAGATCCTGTAGGTCTACTTTTCGCTCTTGTCCACGGGGTCGATTAAACGCACCAGCGCTCGCAAAATGTCCGCCTTTAGGCCCTTTTTGGGAGCGCCACCAAACGCCACAATGGCGTCTTGTAGCTCGGACACCGTGAGCAGTCGTAACTTGCGCATGAGCTCCCGCGAGGGCAGCCCCGCGTAGGCAGCCCGAATGGTGGCGGCGTCGGGGGACGGCTGCGCGGCGTCGGGTGTCTCCTCCGCGGCGGTAGGTGCCGGTTCAGCGGCGTTGGGTGTCGGTTCCGCGGCGTTTGGTGTCTCCTCTGCGGTGGTAGGTGTCTCCTCCGCGGCGTCGGGTGCCGGTTCCGCGGCGGTAGGTGCCGGTTCAGCGGCGTTGGGTGTCGGTTCCGCGGCGATTGGTGTCTCCTCCGCGGCGGTAGGTGCCGGTTCCGCGGCGGTAGGTGTCTCTTCTGCGGTGGTAGGTGCCGGTTCCCCGGTGGTAGGTGTCTCTTCCGCGGCGGTAGGTGCCGGTTCAGCGGCGTTGGATACCGGTTCCGCGGCGTAGGGTGCCGGTTCCACGGCGTCGGGTGCCGGTTCCGCGGCGTCGGGTGCCGGTTTTGTGGCATTGAGCTCCGGTTCCGCGGCGTTGGGTGTCCCCTCCGCGGCGTTGGGTGTCCCCTCCGCGGCGTTGGGTGTCTCCTCCGCGGTGGTAGGTGCCGGTTCCGCGGCGTCGGGTGTCTCCACCGCGGCGTCGGGTGTCTCCTCTGCCGGCTCTACGGGCTGCTGTTTCAGTGTTTTTGTAATAAAAGCGTGCGTTTCCTCCACCCTTTCCACCAATGCAGCCACTGTTTGCTGCAGCTTGTGTAAAATTTCCAGCACAGCCGCCGGGGCTGGGGCTGCTGGGGCTGAAACGGGGGCCGGGGCCGGGGCCGGGACTGGGGTCGCTGCGGTAATGGAGCTCACTGCCGAGATTGCCGAGCTGGGGGGCGCGCCACCAAACCTGGCGCGGGGCGGGGACACTGCAGCCGACGAGCTGCCAAACTGGGCGTTGAACGTCACAGGGCCTCCAACTGGGCACCCTGCGGAAACGGGCGGCGCGGGCGGCGCGAGTGCCATAGAAGCCTTGGGCGGATCACTGTACGCCGTCATACTACGGGCCCGTGTGGCGGCGATGGTGGCCACACATGGCGTTTGCGGGTACAACCCAAAACTAATCACCGGCAAAGTGGATGGTGCAGACATGCTTGCTGTGCAATCGGGTTCTGTTTGTATTGTCACTGGCACCAAATACTGTTCATTCCTGTTTGCAACGCACTGCTCCCTCCCCCTTTCTACGCGGAGCCGTCCTCATCGTCGTCCCCGTTCCCGTCCTCGTCCTCGTCCTCGTCCTCGTCCTCGTCCTCGTCCTCGTCGGCATCTGCAAATATTTCGTCATCGTCGTCATCGTCGTCCGCGTCTTCCTCGTCCTCGTCGTCGTCGTCATCGTCGTCGTCGTCGTCCTCATCCTCCTCGTCCTCATCTTCAACATACTCCTCGTCCGAGGTTTGAGCATTGCTGTTGTTGCTTGCAGCACTCGTGGCGTCAGCCCCGCTGCCATCATCGTCACTGGGGTCGGCAATGCGCAGCTCGCCCGTGCGACGGCGCTTGGTTGGGGCCGCGCCGCCGCTGCCGCCGCCACCCTCCCCGTCCCCGTCCCCGTCCCCGTCGCTTTCCTCAGAGCTTAGCCCCAGCGCGGCGGCGCGTTCCGACAACGGCACCCCTTTCAGCATGAGTTTAGGCATGCGCTTGTCCACGTACCGTGTCACGGGTTTGCGCACCCGTTTTTCCCCCACAATGATGTTGGCAGGGTCCAGCTCGACCACCCTGCTGGCCCGCACCACCTTTGCCACCGACTCGTTGTCTGACGCAATGAATGCCTTGTCCTCGCTATCGGCCTCGCTACTGTCCACGCTGCGTTCTTCCTCTGCTTCAATGTCCTCCGCGTCTTCTTCCTCGTCCTCCGCGTCGTCGTCATCCTCGTCCTCGTCGTCATCCTCGTCCTCGTCGTCGTCCTCGTTGTCCTCGTTGTCGTCGTCGTCCTCGTTGTCCTCGTCACCGTCCTCTTCGTTCTCGGTCACGTCGGTGTCGGTAGCAAGGCCGCTGTCCTCCCTGCGTTTGGTGCGGGTAACGCGGTACAGTACCTGCTCGGCGGTTTTCATTTCCCGGTGAAGCGCCTTGATGGCCTTGGGGTTGCCCGTTGCCTCTGCCTTGGCCAGCCGTTTGGCGTACTGCCGCAGGATCTGCGCGTGGGCGTATTCACGGTCCTGGCGATCCAACGCATCATCCATAGCCTTCTTGATGTCCATGACGCGCACGCACGGAAACAATCGGTTTGCTGGTGTGTACCGCCGCAAATTTGCGGTGTCGCTTCACAAACGCACGTGGGGACGCGTGTTCCTGTCACTCGCCGCCGGGCGTGGCTTGGTCCAGCAACGACACGTAGTCCACGTCAATTTGCGGCACTGTGTCCGACAACAACCCGAACCCAATGGCCAGCACAAAGGTTACTGCCGTGGCCGCGCCCGCAAACGTCAGCGCGCCTCGCACATGGGGCGAGTGTTTTATGGCGTCTTGGGCCGCCGACGCCCACGCAGTGGCCGTCATAAATATCATGATAAACAGCACCGTGTTCAGCAGCACGTTTAGCGCGTAGTACGCCGCAGTGGATTTAGTGACTTTTCTGGTTTTGCCCGCGGGCGCGGTCCCGTGTCGCCGCGGAATAACAACGGGCCCTGATGACATTGCGCCCCACTCGTGTTACAAATGAATTGGAGAAAAAATAACCCATGGCTGCCGCGGCTCAAATTCATTGGAGTCCCGGTTACGCCACCGGCTGTACCCCGTTGGGGTGGCCCTCTGCGGTCGAAGCACTGCCCAGCGTGGCGGCTGTGCTGTGTGTCACAGCGGGCTGCAGCGACGCGGCGGGCTGGGGGGCTATGGTTGCCGAGTACAGCACCGAGCCGTCACGCTCCAGGTGCTGAGTTTCGCCGTTGTAGGCCGTTTCCGTGGCAATGGCGCGTCGGACTTGACCCAGCATGGCGTCCATGTGCGCTGCCGCGGGGTTGAAGGGTCCCTGGGGGGGCTGGGGCGAATTTGGTTGGGCAGGGTTAGGCGGCGCTTCCTCCACGACCTCTATGCGGGAGGACTGGATCAGGGGCTCTGCAAAGGGCACCAGCAGGGCGCCGGGCACGGTTTGCACCACGCCCACCATGGTTTGCTGGGCACGGGCCTGCATAGCCGCCTGTGCAGCCGCCGCCATGCGGGCTTTGGACTCGTCGGCGGCGGTACCGCCAGCGGCGGCGGCGGGGGACCCGTCACCAGCGTTTTGCTGCTGCTGCTCCATCCACTGGGCTTGGGCTTGGGCCTGGGCTGCAGCTTGGGCCTGCGCCTGAGCTTGGGCCTGAGCCTGGGCTTGGGCCTGGGCTGCGGCTTGGGCCTGCGCCTGAGCTTGGGCCTGAGCCTGGGCCTGGGCCTGGGCCTGTTGCACGGCCTGGGCCTGGGCTTGGGCAGCCTGGATGCGCCGCGCACGCTCTTCTAGGTCCTTGGTTGCCGCTTCTTTGGCAGCCGCCTCGGCAGCGGCATCCTTGTGTCGCTTCCAAAAATAGTATGCAATGGCGCCAATAGCCAGTGCACCCAGCACCACAAGGAACACAATGAGCGCAATGTTGCGTTTGGATGGCGGGGGGCCGCCGTGGTGTTTGCCCACTTTGGCGTTACCGGAGCCGTCCAGCGCCAGCGGCATGTCTTCACTGATGGTGGGCAGCTGGCGCTGCAGGCGCAGTCGGTGCACCGCGTGCGCAGGGTCCCCCAGCACGGTGTCGGACACTATGGACGCACTCGAGTCGCCAACATTTACGGGCGCAGCAAATGCGGCCGCGCCTCCGGTGGCGGCCCCGGCGGCGGCCCCGGCCCCAGTCCCCACCCCCATGGCTCGCAAGTGCCGCCCGCCCATGGACGGCGGGTGAGACCCCAGGGAGTCCAAAAACGCCAGGGTTTGATCCAGGCTGTCGGACACGCCCCCAAACCCCGGTCTAGGCCCAGCGCCAGCGCCACCTGCTTCCATGGTGCGGGTGTGAGTGAGTGTTGTTTGCCTTGGTGTTATGCAACGTGAGGCACAGAAACATGGGCCATGCATTCGCCAACACACTCACTAAACATGGGAGGGAGGAGGGCGGTGACACTTCTTTGTCACGGGTTATGGTTACCATACACACCATGCAGCAAGCATGAAAAACCCCTTGTGCGTTGAAGACAAGCCGCCACACATGTGCTCACGGTGTGGATGTGTGTGCGGGCCGCTGGCCATTTACCCCGAGTATGTTGGCCAAGACACGGTGGCGCCGGGGGTGCGCGGAAGGACGGCTCCCGCCACGCGCGGCATTGCACTGCGGGACTTGCCGGTGCTGCGGGGTCGCCTGGTAAATGCCCGCATCCAGGTGCCGGTTACGGTGGGGTTTGTGTGGTCCAACGTGGGCTCCGACCCCACCTTGGAGCACAACACCGGGGCGTCTGTGCCCATGCAGGTTGTGGGAGATGCTGTCACGGGGTTGGCGGAATTCGCTTGGCAAACCACGCTCATGTTGGACGGCACCTACAGCGTACGGGCATACGTGGTGTGGCCCACTAGCGGCGTCGGTGCACCAGTGACCTACAGCCGCCTGGGGTCGCAATTCACGGTGGCGGATCCAGATTCGGTGCCGCCCACCGTGTCCATCACCAACATTGCAGAAGGCGAGATCCCGGTGGTGGTCACCGGCCTGATTGACCTCAATAGTTTGCCCCTGGAGGTGGTGTCCAGTGCGGGGTTCGTGTGGGGCACCCAAGACGTGGATTTGACGCTGAACACGTGCATTAGCAGCACCGAGGCTGCACCTTTGTCCACCACATACACGGGGTCCATCGACGGCCTGGAGGCAGGCTACTACAACGTCCGGCCGTTTATTCGGTACACGCTGCCGGGCCAGTTTGAAACGCTGGAATATGGCGAGTTCACCGATGGGTTTCAGTACGGCCAGTTCCCCACGGTGGACATGGTAAGCGTGGACGGCGACGGCACGACAAGTGTCACCTTTGGCGGCACCCTGGACTACCGCGACGTGGCACCCGAGGACGTGATACAGGTGGGGTTCGTGTGGGGCACCACCAACGACGTTGTCCTGGACACTGGCATCAACCACTACGCGTCGGGGGAGCCCTCTGCAAGTTATTCGGGCCCCCTGGCACCCGCCATCGGGCTTGTGGAGGGTGACACGTACTATGTGCGGGCGGTGGTGTGGTACACCGTGGCCGGGGAGCAAGCCATTGAGTACAGCTTTGTGGCGTTTTCGTTTGTGTACGGGGAGCCGCCGCCGCCCCCCGTGGAGTTGGTGGTGTACACGCGCCAGGCATACCAAACGTACACCACCGAGCCCGACACCGGGTACCTGTTTCACATGCAGCTGGAAATTGAAATGTCCGAGAACGTGCCCGAGGACACCACCTTTTTCTTCTTGGTGTCGGCCACCAACCCGGATCCTCAAATTGGCGGCGCAGATGTGGGCACGGTAGCCGCCACGCGGGGCCCTGGCATGGGGGTTTTGGCCAGCGCCGACTACTTTTCTTTCGATGCGTCGGCTGTGGTGTATGTGCGGGCAGCGGGGCAGCTTGATGGCGAAAACCCGGTACTTGCTACGGATGTGTTGACCGTGAACCGGGTACCGGTTATTACCCTGGCGCTAGAGTCCCAGGTGGGAACGGTGGTAACGTTTCAGGGCACCGCGGCGTACAACGTGTACCCGCTGGACTCGGTGCCGCGAGTGCTGGTGTCCAGATTTGGCTACGTGTGGACCAACTCGGTGGGCGACCCCGTGCCCAGTTTGACCAACTATGTGGTTGACAACGTGACTGTCGCACCCCAGGACCAGCCCTACGGCTACGTGCCGGCTTTCCCCCAGTACCCAGCTGACTACAACCTGGGGCCCGGGACCTACAACTGCCGTGCGTATGCCATTTGCGTCAGCCACGACGCGAACATTGTGGAGTACTCGGACAGTGTGGAAACCGTGCTGGTAGACATAATGGAGGCGTGAAAAATGTATCTTGCATTTTCATAACAGAGTTTATGGCCGGCAAAACTCGCTCTCGTTCTCGTACTGGGTCCCGCAGCAGGGCTCAAACTTGGTCCCGGTCCCGTCGCCAAAGTTTCCGCACTCCATCCCGGTCCAGGTTCGAGTTTCGGCGCAGCACCCGTCCCTTCAAGAAATACATGGTGCACGTGGGCAACAAATGGGTGCATTTCGGGGACACGCGGTACCAGCAGTACAGGGACCGCACCCCGCTGCGGCTGTACGCCCGCCTGGACCACGGCGACCCCGCGCGGCGTCGCAACTACAAATCCCGTCACGGCGGCACCCGCCACGTGAAGTACAGCGCCAGCTGGTTTGCTGACAAGTACCTGTGGTGAGGGAGAGACGGCCGGCCAGGCCAAACCTAGCTTGTGGGTGGCGCGGTGGGGGCTGCACCGTCGCAGTCCTCTACATGGGCGCGGTACCACTCCACCACCGCCTTGTTCACTGGAAACGACACGGGGCACGGCGTCAGCAACGACAGACACCCCAAGTTGGCCACCCGCGACAGCGCTACGTAGGCTTGCCCCGGCGAAAACGCCTCTAGAGACACCTTGGCCGCGGTTAGGGTGGCGCCCTGGGACTTGTGCACCGTAATGGCCCACGCCAGTGCCAGCGGCAGCTGCTTGACGGTCAGGGCGGGCGGGGGCGCCCTGTCCGGCGCCCTGGTAGCTCCTGCGCCGCCCAAGTGGTCTTCACGGGCCAGTGCGTGGGGCTCCACCCGCATGGTGGCGCCGGTTAGCAGGGTCACCAGCGGCCACTTGCCGTCAAACCCGGTCACCACGCCCCGGGTCCCGTTGGCAATGCCGCCGGTTACGTCCACGTTGGCGGTGAACATGACCTGGGCCCCCTCCTTGAGCAACAGACGGCCGGGCGCGGCCGATGCGGCAGCCATGTACTTGACCGCGTCGGCGACAAAGTCCGCGGGGCACGGCACCGTGGGGGGCACCAGCACCGTGACGTCCTGCAGGCACGGCGGCACTCCACCCGACCCCGCACACGCCTCGGCCGCGCCCTGCAACATGGACGGCGACGCGGCTGCACTGCCTGGCACCGGCACCCACACCGCTGCCGCGGTGGCGCCCCCCGCGGCGCCCCCCGTGTCCACCTTGCGCTTTTCACCCATAAACACCGCGGCGCTGTACAGGCGGGGCTCCCCGGGCAGGGCCGCCAGCTTCTTGGCGTTCTTGGCTTGCACCTGGCTGCAGTACGGCAGCAGCAGTGTGGGCTTGACTTTACCGCCGGAAGCGTCGTTGTCAATGGGTGCGCCCACCCGGGCCTGCAGCAGCGCGTGGGATTCGGGGGTGAGTTCCCCCATGCGCACCTCGTGCAGCACCTGCGCAAACTTGCTGGTGGGGTCCTGGCGGAACGGCACCCGCAGCACCACCACCACTGGGTCCAGGGACTTCCACGCGGGGCTGTTCAGCGCGGTGGCCGCAGCCGGACCCACCGGTGGCAGCTGCAGGAAATCCCCCACCAGCACCAGTCGGGGCAACAAATCCACAGCCGGTGGCGGCGGTGCGCCGGCTTTCCGCGCCACCGGCTTTCGCACCCCACGTAGCACCGCCAACACAAACTCCAGCATGCCCGCCGACAGCATGGACACCTCGTCAATGATCAGCACTTGAAGGTCGGTCAGGGCGGCGCGGCGGCTTCGGCGGTTGCGCACAATGGCGGGTTGGGGATCGGCCTCGTTGTCGCTGCGACGGTACCCCACAAAGGCGTGAATGGTTTTGCCGCCCGGCAGCAGCTGCGCCGCGACACCCGTGGTGGCGGTGCACGCAAAGTGGGTACCCGCCGCGACCATGCCCTCCACCAAAGCCCGCATGGTCCACGTTTTCCCGCACCCCGCGCCGCCAGTAACAAACACATGCCGCCCGCTGTTCACGGCGTCCACCGCCACCCGCTGCGTGGCGCTCAGGGCGGCGTACGCCTCCGTGGACGTGTCCACCAACGGGGCACGGGGGCCGTCACGGCATCCTCCTGGTCCTGCCGCCGGCGCGCGCAGCTCCACCTCACGCACCACTGGCGCACCTGCACCGGCGCCGGCACCGGCTACCCTCTGACGAACACTTGGAGGCACTTGAAAAAAGCTCATAGAGACTTGGAGTGTGCCGCGCAAAAAAATCAGACGCGCTGGGTTATGTAAGAAGGACACCCACCCACCATGTCCCACCAGCGTATTCCGGCAAACTCGGTGGCGGGGCTAACGCTGCAGTCCCCATGCACACCCGCCACGTTTGTGGTTGCCACACCGGCAGGCTGTGACCAAGCGGGGTTTGCGCCCGCGCCTGCGGTGGCAGTGTCCGCAGCCTCTGCCCTGGCGGCCACCTCGGTGTTTGTTGCCGCACCCGCCGCCACGCCGGGGTCGTTCCTGACCTCGGCCACGCCTGTCAACATTTACGACTACTCATGTGCCGCGGCGCCCCGGCGACTTAGCCCGTGGTCCACCACCAACGTGGTGCAATGGGTGCCGGTGGACACGGTGGCGGCCGACGCTGCGGGGCTGTGGCTGTTTGTGCCCCTGGACGGCTCCTCGGTGGTGACCACAGGAACGGCCTGCAAACTGGTCAGCGCCACCAACCCCGCCAGCGCAGTGACCGCAGGTCCCACCGGGCAGCTGCAGCTGCCCACGGACAACGCCGGTGCTATGCCGTGTGCGCTGTACGCACCGTGGACAGTGGTGCTGTCGCCCGCCCGCACCGTGCTGCAAACCACCACGATTGTGCCCGCGTGGCTGCCCCCCGTGGTGTTTGAAGGCACGTTTGCGCCCAATTGGTGGCCCAACTGGTGGGAGCCGTACTGGCGCCCTCGGCCGTGGCCTCCCGGTCCTGGGCCGTGGCCGCACCCGCACCCGTGGCCGCACCCGTGGCCCCGGCCGTGGCCTCCTGGTCCTGGCCCGCGGCCTCCTGGTCCCGGCCCGCGGCCTCCTGGCCCGCGACCGTGGCCTCCTGGTCCTGGTCCGCGGCCTCCTGGTCCCGGCCCGCGGCCTCCTGGTCCCGGTCCGCGGCCTCCTGGTCCCGGCCCGCTGCCTCCTGGTCCCGGCCCGCTGCCTCCTGGTCCCGGTCCGCGGCCTCCTGGTCCCGGCCCGCTGCCTCCTGTCCCGATTCCAATTCGTCCCGTCGGTCCCGTCGGTCCCGTCGGTCCCGTCGGTCCCGTCGGTCCCGTCGGTCCGATTGGGCGGATGGGCGGTGGTTTTGGTGAATTTGGCGGCGGCGGGCGGATGGGTGGTGGCGGCGGCGGCGGCGGCGGACGGATGGGTGGTGGTGGATTTGGCGGCGGCGGCGGACGGATGGGTGGTGGCGGTGGCGGCGGCGGCGGCGGCGGCGGACGGATGGGTGGTGGTGGATTTGGCGGTGGCGGCGGCGGCGGCGGACGGATGGGTGGTGGCGGCGGCGGCGGTGGACGGCGGTAGTTGGCCACTGGCACCCATCACAATTCCCAATCCAATGGACGCGGGCCTGTGTGCCATCATGCTGTGCGGAGCCGCGGGTTCCGGCAAAACGACGGTGGCAGCTTTCCTGCGGCGGCACACCCCAAACATTACGGAGCTGACATTTGCGGCACCGTTGAAAACCATTTGCCTGCGGGCAGGACGACTGTTGCTGCCTCCGGACGCTGCTGCCTCCCTGACCGCTGACCATTTCCACGACCCGGTTCTGAAAGCCACGCCACTGGAGGTGGATGGTCACGAACGCGGACGCAGTGGCCTGACGCCGCGCGCAATCATGCAAGTTTTGGGCACTGACATCCTGCGCGATGTGCTGGGGCCCGACGTGTTCATTGGCCCCGTGCTCGCCGGCGCCGCTCGGGCAGCTGCAGCAAAACAACACATTGTCGTAAGTGACGTGCGGTTTGCCAACGAAATGGGCACCGCCGGGGTGCTGGCTGCGCTGGGGTTCCGCGTTGTGCGCCTGCGCATTGTGCGCAAAGAGGCAAGTGTCGGCGGCGGCGCCCACGCGTCGGAAAAGGAGGCATCCTCCCTGCCGGTGGACGCGGTGGTGCCCAACAACGGCACCATGGAGGAACTGGAAGGCGCCGTCCTGGCGGCGATTGCGCAGACGTCCCCCCACCCATAATTTTACGGGAGAAACGACACGGAAAGGGGTCGCGCACCATGGCAGCGGTCACCTACGCAAACGTGTGCAGCGCGGACGACGTGCGGGCGGGGGTTCGGGTGGTGGGTGCGCTGCCGTCCACCACCACCGCGTGCTGCGCAACCTCGGCGTGCATTCCGGCCCTGTGCAACCGCTTGAACCTTGTGGTCATTTCCCAGGTACCGTACACCAAAATGGCGGGCACGGTGCTGGCGTTCACGCCGCCCATCAACGCCAAGCCCTCGCAAGTCATTACCACTGGTTTGCCGTGGAACCCGGTGCTAGTGGGACGCCCCAACGCCACCCTGACCACCGACGGCCAGGCGGACCTCATTCGGCAAGCCCTGTACCCTAACTACGGGCCCATTGCCCAAAAAGCCGCCATCCTGTCGTACAACATGGTGGCCAGCTCCCCGGTGCCCGGCACCACGTACAAGGAAGCCACCGGCACCATCGCCGCGTACCCCCGCGCGGACGTGGCCACCGCCAACTCGCTGACCGCGGTGCCCTCTGCGGTGTTGGGGTTTGTGTTTCGGTGGTGCGCGCCGTTTGCCAGCGCGTGCACCGGCAACCCCGTGGGCCTGCCGCCCTTTGAGGTGCTGTCCACCGACTCGGGGCCGTCCAAGGGCCCCCTCACCACCAGCGTGCGGTTCCTGTTCCAGGAGTGGCTGTACGTGCCCATGGTGCCCGGCAGCGACGACCCGCGGTGTTTGGAAACCTGTGCGGTGCTGATCCTGGAGCAGGCGTGTCCGCCGGTGCCGTCGTGCCTGGCGCCGTGTGCTGGCGCCCAGCCCTACCTGCCCAGCACCTTTAGCGATGTGAGCGTAAGCGGTCCTGTTCTCGCAAACACGGTCACCACCGTAACCATGGTGTACTCGGGGTTCAGTGGCGTGGGCAACATCCAGGTTCAGCCCATTACCCCGCCCCCAGCCATCACCTCTGTGGTGGTGCAGCCCATCCCGGGGGTCCCCAACGCGGTGAAGCTCACGTTTATGGTGATCCAAAGCGACTTGTTGTTTGACACCCTTACCTTTGCGATCCTGGCTGACATTTTGTCCCCGGCGTGCCTGCACAGCAGCGACGTCACCTTTGTGGAAAGTATCCTCACTGTGCCCATTACTGTGGGTTGAATGAACACCTTCCCTGTCGCGAAAAAACATTATGTGTTGCCAAGCACGGTAAAGGGTTACTTGGGTCCCCATGAAGCCCGAGGTTCGAAAACGCTGGGTCCTGTGGGGCTCATTTGCCGCAATTGTCGTGGTGGTGGGGCTGGCGGTGGTGCTGCCCATTGTGCTGACGCTGCCTGGCGCCGCGCCGGCACCGCTAAAGACGGGCCCTGCGCCAGGCCCTGCGCCGCGGCAGTCCTCGACGGTGGCTGCCACCACCCGCTCTCCCGGCACCGCGCCGGACAACAGCATGGAGGAGGTGCCGCCGGTGATGCAGATTGACGCCAAGGGCCGGACCCGCATTGCCGCTGCGGCGGCCGCCACCCGCAAGCCCCTGGCCCCGGGGTTCCCCATCGACGCCGTGTTTACGTGGGTGTCGGGGGACGACCCGGCATGGCGGGCCACCAAGGCCCGCATTTACCAAGAGCTGTACGGACGGCCGTACCACGAAACGCCCCGGGACCCGTCCCGTACCACCGACGGCCGCGACGACTTGTACTACAGCATCCACAGCCTGACCAAGTTTGCGCCGTGGGTGCGGCGGGTGTGGGTGCTAACCGCCCCGGGCCACCGGCCGCCGTGGATGGGGCTGGGCACCGCCCGGGGCGCGGCGGCGGCCACCACCCACGTGAACGGCATCCGGGTCACCTGCGTGCACCACGACGTGGTGTTTGACCCCAAGTGCGTGGGGGGCCCCACCTTCAACTCGAACACTATCGAGTCCCAGATCCCGCACATCAAGGCCATTGCCGAGTGCTTCCTCATGTGCAACGACGACTTTATGACAGGGGCGCCCCTGGCCCGGGAGGACGTGTTCACGCCCACCGGCACGCCTGTGGTGTCCCTGCGGGACGTGTCCCGTTCGGTGGCCGCTATGCGGTCCATGTGGGGCCAGCACCTGCGCAACCTGGGCCAGCTGGCGGCCCAAGTGGGGCTGCCCTTTTTACTGCCCCAGCACGTGGCGGCGCCGGTGCGCAAGACCGCCCTGGCGGCGGTGTGCGCGGCCACCCGACCAGCCATTTGCGGCTTCCACCCCTTCCGCACCTACAGCAACTTTCCCGCGTGGTACATGGCGCTGGTGGTGGCGCCCAGCGTGCCGTACGCGTCCGGGTTCCGAGTCAAGTACTACGACGACGGCGACGCATACGTAGCGGCCATGACCGCCGCGGGGCCCGACTGGCAGGCTGCCCACCCCCACTTGTTTTGCATCAACCAGGACATCCACGACGGCGCCAAGGCTTGGCTGGACGCGCTGCTGGCGGCGTAGTGCGGCCAAAGATGGCAACGAAATGGACACGGGTGGTTTTTTTTTCAGATGGTTTGTATGGCAAGGTTCTTGTCCCGTCCTCCCGCTCCTCGCATGTCCAGTCGTGGGAACCGAGGCAAGGCACGGCCCAAAACCCCGGTGCCCAAAATGCGCAGCGCGCCGGGACCTACCCCACGGCGCCGGACGCCGTCTCGACGGCCCCGAACGCCGTCTCGGCGGCCCCGAACGCCGTCCCCGGCCGCGCGACGCAAATCCAAGTCCCCGTCCCCGTTCCGGTTTACAGTTCCCGGCGGACGAGACTCCCAAGCCTCCCGGGACCGTCGCCGCCGGCGCTCGTCTCGGGACTCTCGGCACTCCCACCGGCCGCGCAGTGGCAGTCTAGCTCAGAAACTGGCGCAGCGCAGCCGCGACAGCCTGCAGCGGTACTTTGTATTTACCGGCAGTAAAGGTGGTGGTGGTGGCGGTGGTGGTGGCGGCAGCGCCCCGACCCAACTGGGGCACTATATGGGCCGCAACACAGCGCGGCCGGCGGCCGCGGCGGCGCCAGTGGTGTTTTCGGCGCCACAGCTGCTGCAGGCGCTGATGCAGGGTCAGAGCCAGAGCCAGGTCCCTGCAGGCCTACCCCAAGCCCAAGCCCAAGCCCAATTGCTGCAAACCCTGCTACCCCAAGCAAAAGCTGGACTGTCCCAGGCCCAAGCCCAGGCCCAGCTGCAGGCCCAGCTGCAGGCGCAGTCAAACTTTGGGCCCATGGCGTCGCAAGCGCAAATGGCAGCCCAGGCCCAAGTCCAGGCCCAAGCACGCGCTCAGGCCCGTGCCGAGGCAGAGCAGCAAGCACGGAAAAAAGCCACGTTTGACGCCCTGCTGGAGTACGAAAAGAAAAACACTGCAGCGGAAAACATGAAACAACGGCTGCTGGCCAAGGTAAAGGTGGTACCAGGAACGGCCATGCCTGCCCCAGACGTCATTGATGGATGGATGAAGGAGGCGCTGACGTCGGTGATTGACGTTTCAGCTAACAACCAACTGCTACGGTACACGGCGGCGGTATACCGCATGATTTTGCGACCACGTGACCCCCTGCAGGTGCTGGACAAGCGCGTGTGGAAAGCGCTGTCACTGGTGACTGTTGACGACGAACGTAGCAAAATGCTGGTGCACATGGTGGTGTTGCCCCTGTACTACAGGTTGCTACTGGACATGGCGTCTGCACCCAAAGACAACGAAACACTGGAGCAGCAAGCCCTGCGTCTGCTGACGTTCCTGGACGAGGAAGCCAAGACCAGGTTCCGCGTGGACATTACCAAAAAAACGGTGATTCAAAATGTTGGGCAGTGCGACACCAAGGTGCCGTGGCGTGCCTCGTTGCTGGAAATGGCTCGGCGGGGGGAAGCCGGCACCGTGGAAACCAATGAGTGCCTGTACGTGACGGCGCCGGTTGGCGACGGGGAGGACGCGGTTGACATGGACGACATGAACCTGCTGGCGCCGCGCACGTCGGTGCAGACGGTGAACTGCTACGAAAACAGTGGGCGGGGCACCACCATGCCCACTGCAATTGCCACCGTCACCACAGAGATTGTGGGGTTTGGTGACACGGTGCTTGTGTACGTGCCCAGTCCCGGCGTTGCCAAACCGGCTGCGGACATATTTAATGGCGATCCCGCCGAAAAATCCACTGTCACGTATACGCTGCAAAGAGCCAAGTGTATTCGCGACGGGTTGGATGACGGAAAACCATTTACCGTGCTTTGCTACGAAAATGTGGAGTCCTCTGGCTTCAAGGAAGCGTCAAAAACGGTGACTCAGCGTCACTTGATGGGTCTTTGGTCAACAAGCGTACCCGTACCCGTGCCTGGCACAGGTGCAGCGGTCCCAAAACCCTTGTCAGGGCCGTCGTCGGTCGCTGCGACTGCTGCGACTGCTGCGTCTGCTGCTGGTGGTGGCGGTAGTGGCGGTGGCGGCGGTGGCGGCGGTGGCGGTGGCGCTCCTGCTGGTGGGGCTGCTGGCCGCGGAGCTGCTGGCCGCGGAGCTGCTGGTGCTAGTGCTGCTGGTGCTGCTGGTGCTGCTTCTGCTGGTGCTGCTTCTGCTGGTGCTGGTGCTGGTACTGGTGCTGCTGGTGCCGGTGCTGCCGGTGCTGCCGGTGCTGCCGGTGCTGCTCCTGCTGGTACTGTTGCTGGTGCAGGTGCTGGTGGTGGGTTAACCTGGACAGGGGCCGCAAAAACTGCTGCCGCAATTGGTATTGGAGCGACTTTGTGGTGGCTTGGTGGCGTGGCTTTACTTGGTGCAGGAGCGGCGTTGGCCACGACAACGTTGCATCGAAGCATCGATTCCAAGTACGATGAGGTCAAGAGTAAGTTGTCGACAAAAGTAAAACCCATTGAAAATGCAGGAAACACTTGCTTTGCTGCGGCGTTTGTACAATTGTTTATGCGAACATCCGCGGCGCTGAACCTTCCAACGACCACCGACACATCGGGAAAAAGTACACCAGTTCTGGACATCATAAGAGACGTGGTAGAAGAATATCAAAGTGAATCAACTGTGCGAAGAGCGACTATGCACAACTTGTGCAAAGCAGTTGCTTTGAATGACGGTCGACAGCACGATGTTGACGAACTAATGACAAAAGTGTTCAACTCGTTACACGCGGAAATTGCAGAGAAACTTTCATCGGACAAAGTTGATTGCAGAACATTTAACAATGGTGATTGCTCGGAAGCCGAATTGTGCGCAACTGTAAACGATGGCGTCTCTATTTTAAGTGTGGCTTTTGCGTTTATGAGTGGCCAATTAAGAGTGTGCAGAACCCCACAATTTACTAAGTGGGAGTTTGCACGTGACTGGTTGCTTCGCAAAACAAAATCAACAAGCACATCACAAACTCTTCAAGAGATTTTGGACTTGCAATTTGCATTGGGACACACCAACGGATTTCAGTGGACGGACTCCTCAAAGGTACGTCAAACGTGTTCACCTGAAAATTCGGGTGAACAATCTCTTGTGTTTACAGCACCTCCATTTTTGTGGTTTTCACTGCAAAGATCACAACACGCGGGTGCACCAAGAAAACTAACCTATAATGTTCAATTGGAAGAAACGGTAAGAGTTTCTGTTGCAGCACAAAACAGCAGCACAGTTATAACACAAGCAAGCACTTACACATACAAACTGATTGGGTTTTGTGTGCATGATGGGGACGACCCAACAAGCGGACACTGGGTTGCTTACACAATGGTTGGATCAACGTGGTATTTGTTCGATGACAACAAAACCCCTAAAGCTCAAGTACCCAATTTTTGGAACACTGACGAGATTCGTAAAAATGTGTCCATGGTTTTGCTAGAAAAAGAGGATGTTTCAGTGTAACAAGAGTGTTGCACATACTCCAAATGAATGCACAACCTTTCACTTTTATAAGTCACCCCAGAAACCGCAACAAGGACGCAGCCTGCCGCTTGGCCTCGGCCGCCTTGACGGCCTTGGCTTGCCGGTGCTCGGATGCCGTTTTAACGTGCACCGCCACGTACGCACCGGCACCAGTCCCGGGGCCGCCGGCACCGCCTCCCCCACCTGGCACCGGCACCTCGCTACCGGGTAGCACCCGCAGGGGCTGCTGGGCGCGCACCGCGGCCACCACTGCGGCCATGTCCACCGATGCGGCAGACGCCCACTCCAGGCCACAGCGGGCGGACCACATGGACGCGGCTGCAGAGGTGGGGGCCCGTAAACCCGTCGCTCGCGCCGCCACCCGCTTGGCAAACGCAATCGCGGCCTGGATGGACGCCTTGGCTGCCGCGTCCGGGCGCAGCTGCTCCACCACGGTGGCTACACACTTTTCCACGTAGTATACCACGTCCAGTACGTTGGTTTCGGGGTCTGCCTCCATTTCACCGGCGCTGCGAGCGTACGCGGACCGCAGCGCCACGTCACCGGCCGCCGCGCGGGGAGCTGCGCCAACGCCGGTGATGGCGCCACCCGGCACCTCTGGCGGCTCCACCACGGCGGCCTGGCACCACCCCGCAGCTTTGGGCACGTGCGCTGCACAGAAAGACACACTTGTTTGCTTTCCCTCCTTACCCTCACCCGCTGCCGCCACCCACTCTGCGCCGGCAGCGCTGCACTCGGCACACCGCCGGCTCGGGTCCGGGCGCACTGGCTGGAACCCCACCGCCGCCGGCACGTGGGCCATGCACCGAGTCACGTCCTTGTGGGGGCCCGGCGCCCACACCGGCACCTCCTCGCACTTGGGCACCGTGCAGCGCGCCACCGACGGCATCCACGGCGGGCGGCGGATGCGGCGCGGGTCCGGCGTCGTGACAAACGCGTACGCCACACGGTCACCCACCAGGGGACACGACCCCGCACGGGCCCACTCGGCTGCGTACGCCACCGCAGCCTGCGGGCCCAGGGGCTTCTGGGTCTCAAACCCCTCCTTCAGCTCCCGGGTGATGGTAAACTCGGACAGCGGCAGCGCGTCCGGGCCGCCCCCGTGCTCCCGCGGCCCCAGGCACACCCGGTACACAAAGTCATGCACCACCGTCCAAAACGCCGCGTTGTTGCGCTTCACCAGCATGGCATCCAGCAGCGCTTGGGTAAGCCGCCGCGTGAACAGCGGCACGTCCCGCCGCACCATCTTCATGCCCTTGGCTTCAATGGACCCAGTACCCGCCAAGTCCCGCGGCGCGTCGGGCTTGGGCCGGTGCTCGTACTTCACGCCCGTGTACACCTTTTTGCCCAGGGACGCCCACGGGTAGTAAATCTTCTCAGCTTCCGTCTGCACAATCTGCACCACCTTGGCGGTAGCAGAGACGGGCACTGCGCCTGAGGAGCCCAGCGCCGCTGCCTTGGCGGCCGCGTGTTGGGCCTCGGCCTCGCCAAACAGGGCGTTCAAGCTGGCTTCCGCCTCCTCGGCTTGGTCAAACGCGTCCTGCAGTATGGTGAACCGGTCGGCGTCGGGGGCCGCAGCCGTGCCTCGCCGCGGGAACACCACCATGATAGAGTCCGTGTCGCCGTACAGCACCACGGCCCCAAACTTGGCCTCCACGTGGGCCTTGGCAGCGCGGTTCAGCTGCGCCCCCACCCAGCACGTGGTGGTGCCCAGGGGCCGGCACGGCATCACGCCCGTGCCCTCGGCCGCGTTGGCGGTGCCGTACCCGCTGTTCATGACAATCTTGGTGGCCTTTTGGCGGGCGTCGGCGTTCAAGTACGCCGCGGCTGCCACGTTAAAGGCCTCCGTGGCAACAATCAGGGCGTCGTCGTCTCCCGCGGCGCGGGCCGCGGCCATGGCAGCAGACGCGGCTTCCTTGGCCCGTCCTGCAGCGGCCATGTCCCGCTTGGCCGCGGTGCGCGCCGCCAGCAAGTCCCCTAGCTGCGCCGGAAACACGCCCTCTACATTGGTAGCGAACCGAAAGGTGCCAGTGGGGGTGTCGTGGGTTTCGATGCCCAGGGCCCGGCGGTCGGCCTCGGACAGCGCCGCCCACGTTGCGTCATCCACCACCGTGGACCAGCACAGGTTCCGGGACCGCTGCACGCTGGGGTACAGCGACGCAAAGTCCAGCACCACCACCGGCGCGTCGTGGAACCCCGCCACGTTGTCCAGCACAAACCCGCCCGTGGCGGTCACCGGCTCTGCATCTTCGTCGTCCCCGCCACCACCGCCGCCAGCACCGCCGTAACCGCTGGGTTTACGCACGTTTACGCCGTTCATGACCATGGCGCTGGCCCGGGCCTTGAGCATGACACTGTCCCGCACCCGCTGCTGCTGGCCACATAGCACATTGGCGGCCAGGGGGATGTTAATGGTGCGGGACTGGGCCACCAAGTCCCGGGTCGTGTCCCACGCCACTAGCAGCTTGTGCACCAGCTCGCAGTCCTGCACGCAGTACCCCGCCAGGGCCGCCCAGGCCACTGGGTCGCTGCCCGCGGCAATGCCCGGAATGTCCTCGTAGGGCATGTCAAACTTGGCGGCAGAGGCGTCGTTGGGCGGCAGGAACGCCTCGGCTGCCGCCGCCAGCGTGTTTTGCCGCAGCTTCTTGGGGTGCACCTTGCACAGCAGCATGGTGTCCACGTAGGCAAACCCCGCCCCCGGCAGCAGCTGCAGGTTGTTGGCCCCAAACGCGGACGATGTGAGGCGCTTTTCCCGCAGCTGCAGGCGCTCGCGCACCAGCACCCCAAACCGGCTGAAGCGGTCCCCGGGGGACGTCCGGGCTGCCCGTGTGGCCAGGTACGCCACGTCAAACTTGACAATGTTATGCCCCGCCACAATGTCCACGCAGCGGTGCACAAACAACAAATCCCGCACCGCGGCCAGCATGGCGCCCTCGGACGCAAACCCCGCGTGCACGGTTACGCCGGGAATGTCGGCCACGCACCCCTCGGCGGCGGCGGCAGCACTTGCTGCAAGTTGTTCTCCCCACACAAACGCGTGGCGCTCAAACACGGCGCCCGCAGGGCGGCCCGCCACGCTGCCCCCCGTGTACGTCAACACCACCCCCACCACCACCACCGCGTCCTCGGGGCGCTGGGCCTGCGGAAACCGGCCCGCCGCGCCGCTGGTCATTTCCGCGTCCACACACGCCACCACCATGCTGGGCACCGCGGTGACGCCGTCCAAGCGCGTAAACGGCCGCCAGCGCGTGGCTGGAAAGTACCAGCTGGGGCGACGCGGGGCAGCAGCCAGCGCAAACTCGTAGTGCACCGCCATTTCACGGGCGTCCTCGGGCACGGGTGTCAGTGCGCTGGCAGGCACCGACACCCACCCACAGGGCTGGATGCCGTGGGCATCCACAAAAGCCTGCTCGGCGTCAATGCCGTCTTCATGCACGGCGTAGGGTGCGCGAGCGGGGATGCGGCCTCGCGCAAAGGAGCCACGTCGCAGCGTACCTGCCACCCACTTGAGCACCGCAGGGTTGGCCGCGCTCACTTCAGCGTAGTCGTATTGCTGGCGCTCCAGGGGTTTGCCCGCGGTGGGCACGTAGCCGTTAAACCGGCACGCCACATGCCACTCCACGGCCAAATGGGTGCGCCAAGCCGCGTTGGCGGTCCTGGCGCCGTACACGCGCTGCAGCTGGCCCTCCAAGTCCCGGATGCAGTCCACAAGGGCAGCCTTGGCCCGGTCACGGTCGTCCTCCCGGGCGTCGGCCTTGCACACCTCCACCTGGCACGCGGGCCGCCACGGCACTGCCACACCAACCTTGGCGCCGGTGGCCGTGTGCCCGGTCAAGTAGGCAAACGCCGGCAGCCGTGGGTCCGGCAGCACAAACCCACCGGCGCCGCCGCCGCCACCGCCAAAACCTCCCCCCGTGTCATCGTCCGAGGTATTGGGGGTGTCCGAATCGTCGGCGCCATTGTTTTCGCCGGCGGGGCGCGGCTTGGCGCGCTTGCGCTCTGCCCGCACCGCCAGGGCGTCCACCGACGCCAGCGTCGCGTCATCGCACAGGTCGTGCAGCGGATACGACCGCGGCCACCCCACCCGTATATCCACAGTGAACACGCAAAACTCCAGGGCGGAAGCGGCAGGAGTGCCTGGGGCGCCGCCGCCACTACCGCCGCCGTCAACCAGCGGCGGAACAACGTACGCGTGTGCGGGTGACGGCACCGGAAACGCCGGTGGAGTGTATTTGACGTCAGACATGGCGCCACTGGCGTTGAGAGTTGAAACTTGGTTGTGTGGTAAATGCATTGTGGCCAAGGCGTGCTCGCCAAGGAATGTATGTGAGAGCAAATACAAGGAAGGCAACCCAATGAACGCAGACGGCCAGCAGGCGCTGCACACGGTCAAAAACCTGGCAGCGCGGGTGCCGCCCGCGGTGTGGATTTCAACCGCGGTGGTGGCCACCACCCTCGTGGTGGCTGGGCTGGCACGGGCGGCCGCACCGGCCTCCAGTCGGCTGTCCGGCACCGCGGCGCGTGCGGCCCGGGAGTTGGTGGCCACCGCGGTCACGTTGTCCACGCAGGCGTCCCAGACGGGTGCCGACGCCCGGGTGCGCGCCCGCGACGCGGCCATGGGTCTGGCCTACGTGGCCGCGGCCCGCATCCTGGCCTCGGACGACGTGCTGCAGGCCCGCACCGGCGTAAAAATCCCCGAGCTGTGGGCCACACTGCGGGCCCAGGACACGTCCCTGGCCTCGGCAGCAGCAGCGCGCCAGTAAATGTGCCCTGCTGCAAAGCGTCATGCGGCACCATCGTCCAGAGTTCGGGACGTAGTGTTTTTGTGGCGTCGTAATGGGTTAAACCCGAAATGATTGACGACGATTGTATGACACGCTGGCGCGGCCACCTGCTGCAGGAAGACCCAAGGAAGTTGACCCAAGGGTTGCAAGGTACGACGGAAGCACTGTCATCAATGCAGCTGCAATGGTTCCTGCTGCAATAGCAACTCCCGTTCTCAAAGATGTCATAGAAGGAAGCGCCAAGGCCACAATATTTTTCAATTTTGACGTGATGCTTTGTTCAGATTCTAACGCAATTATTTCGTCCGCAAGATCAGCAAAAAATTCTGCTTGCTCACTTGGTTCTAATGCCTCCAATACAACCAAGGTATTTTCAATGAGGCCTTGAGTAAGAGACCCAAACAGGTCACTATAGCCCCTCCTCATCTTGTCTACGATGATGGTTTTGTTTTCCTCCGACAAGTTCTGCAAAGCTGAAATTGTGGCCTTTACAATGTTTTGTGCTGTCGCCCGCTGGGTTGCCTCCTCCCGTCGCAGCTGCGTATCACGCTGCGTGTCCCCAGCGGGCGCGGGGGGCGCAGTGGGCGCGGGGCGCGCGGTGGGCGCGGGGCGCGCAGTGGGCGCGGGGCGCGCGGTGGGTCCCCCCCACCACGGCGTACCCCTTTCTCTCAGCTCCTCATATTCATCATCTGAACTCGAAGACTCCTCTACCGGTGGCACAGACGGAGCCGCAGGCGAAGCCGCAGACGACGGTGCAGGCCGAGCCGCAACCGGTTCAAACTTGACCAGGCCCTTTTTCTCTTCAGGTTTTTTGGTCGGGCACGGCACACACTTGAACACTGCGGCGCACAGCGCCTTGATTTTGTTCGCGTCATACACTTCGGCAGGGTCCATGGCAAACAACGTTGCCGCTGCGCGACCCAGCGGACCCAGCTCCAGGAACCGAGCAGCGTCACTGACGGCGTCTGTGCCCCGCTTCAGGAACACCGCGTCCTCGCGCACCAACGAAGCCTTGTGCCCGCCCTCGGCCTTCAGCAACGCTTGAAACTCAGACCCGCCCAGCACCACCAAGCTGGAGCCGTGGTGGCTGAAGCGGCTGCTGCTCAAGCGGCTGCCGCCCGTGCGCCGCTTCATGGCACCGCCAGAACGCGACCGCGAGCGGCCGGAGCTGCGCCCACCGCTGTGATTGCCTGATAATGACTTTTTGGACCTGCTTGCAGACTTGCTGCGAGACCGGGACCTGCTGGCGCTGCGGCTGCTGCCGCGAGTCACCGCGCCGCACCGCGACACACACTTGCGCACATCAAACAGCGGCCGAATGTCGGGTTGGGTAGGGTTGCTTGCAATGGTTACCACTTCTTGGGAAAACGGGTTGACCACAACACCCCTACCGGGAACGTCAGGATTTGGAACCGCTTGCAGGTGCAAACATGACAGCACACGCTCTTTCACCTCCTTCATCCGGCGCTCGTCCTCCAGCGCCTTGTCCAGTTTGACCCCCGTTACTCGGCTGCTCGTGCACCGCGCCGACGAGTCCTTTTTGGACAAAGCCGTTTTCCACTGAGAGTGAGCTGACTCGTATCCGGCTGCACGTGTTCCATGCCAAACACCCACCTTTTGGCACGACTCGGATTTCCTGAGTTCCTTTTGCAGAGCGTCATACGGCACATCCACCACCGGCACACTGCACCGAAGGGGGGTGATGTCTGTCATGGTGCACCAACAGAGTGTTGATATGGGGTTCGGTACATTTTATGAGCTGCCCTTTCGATCAAACTCGAAAAGATCGGCGACCGCCATATTCGTAATCGTCCTCCTCGTCCCCACCTTCAGCGCCCACCTCTTTCGGCGCAAATGAAAGGAGCCCCTCCTTTGCTGTTGGCTTCTTAACCGGGCACGGCCCGCACTTAAACACCGCGCCACACAGCGTCTTGATTTGTTCCGCGTCGTACACGTTGGCGGGATCCATGTCAAACAAAGTTGCCGCCGCACGACCCAGGGGACCCAGCTCCAGGAACCGACCAGCGAGGGTTACAGCGTCGTCCCCACTAACACCCCGTTTCAAAAACACAATGTCTTCGCGCACCAGCCGCACCTTGTGGGCGCACTCGGCCTTCAGCAGGGCTTGAAACTCGGACCCACCCAGCACCACCAAGTTAGCGCCGTGGTGGCTGAAACGGCTGCTACTCAGGCGACTGCCGCCCGTGCGACGGCTCATGGCGCCGCTGCCGTTGCCCGATAGTAACTTTTTGCACTTACTGCCAGACTTGCTGCGAGACCTAGACCGAGATTTAGACAGGCTTTCGCTGCGGCTGCTGCTGCGCGTTACCGCGCCGCACCGCGACACGCACTTGCGCACATCAAACAGCGGCCGAATGTCGGGGTTGGTGGGCACCCCTCCAAAATCAACCGCGTCCTGGGAAAAGGGGTTAAACACCAACCCTTTGCCAGGAAAATAAGGGTCCGGAATTGCCTGCAAGTGCACGCACGTCAGCACACGCTCTTTTGCCTCTTTCATCCGGCGCTCGTCCTCCAGCGCCTTGTCCAGTTTGGTGCCCGTCACCCGGTTGCTGGCGCAGCGTGCAGAGTCTTTCTTCTGTAAAACTTTTGCCCAGTTGGTGTGAGCAGTGGAATACTCGGACACAGCCGTCCCTTCCCAAACACGGACCTTCCGGCATGACTCGGCCTTGGCAAGGTCTTTCTGCAGCGCGTCATACGGCACATCCACCACCGGCACACTGCACCGGAGTTTGGAGACACTGACTTCCTCAGTCAAATCCGACATGTGTGTGCTTTGCGAGTTACATGCAACCATGAATACATTTTTTTATAACGAATGCACTGAGACTGTCCAACCCTTACAGGTCATCCAAAGCCAAAGCCGCTGCCAACAGATTCTTGCGGGGCCCAGACTTGCACCCCGTTGTAGACACTTTGATGCCCGCGTTGAACAGCGCAGACATGTACTTGCTGTCGTAAATGTGGGACAGCGCCCACCCAAACATCACGTGCAGCACCTGGGCCAGTGGCCCGCCCAAAACCGCCGCCTCCTTCTCCACCGCCTCGGGACTAGTTGTCTTCTCCTTTGCCAGCAGTTTCTGCAGCTCTCCGTAGGTTAGCGTGTCCAGCACGTCTGTCGCCTCACGATCAAGCGCGGTAAGAAACTCCGGTGACCCAACCACTAGAGTGCGACTGCCCAGCCGCACGCGCGGCATTAGGGTGCCAATGGACGCCCTCGTGACACACCCCTTGCCTGCACGTTTGGAAGCCTCGTGCAACTGCTTCGTGAACGGCAGATACATCAAGCGCTCGCAGTCAATACCTTCCGGCTCCACAATGACCACATCAGTCGCGGACAGAACGTCGTTCTTCATGTCCTCAATCTTTTGCTTAAGGGCCTCCTTGGGGGTAAGCTCACACCGCGGCTTGCACTCCTTTACCGTGGCCTCGTGAGTCCGAAGTGAATCGAACAACAGTTGGGCAGTTTCCACAGCTGCATCAATGTCGGCGCTCATATATGTAAGCGTCTCGTCCGACAACACCTTGCCGTCGCCGCCCACACACGTGATGGCACCGTCCACTTCCAAAAGACTACCTTCTGAAATTGCCGGCATTTTGTCAGGGCACAGACGACAAACGGCCCTTGCCGCCATGGTGGTGACCCGCAGCGGGAACACGCCGCCAAAGGCCTCGGAGCCGGGCCGGGTGCCAAACGACCGCGTGCGCGAGCCGGACGACCGGGAACGGCTGCGGCGACGCCGACTCAGTCGGGCGCGGGACCCAGACCGAGTCCCAGACCGAGACCCTGACGAGGACCGGGACCCTGACCGCCGGGACTTGGAGCGGGACTTGGACGCGGATGCACGCTTGCCACCCAGGCTGCACGTGGAGCCGCTCTTGGCCGCAGGGCTTGCTGACGAACTCATGACTCGCCAAACAGACTGAGGTTGAGTGTAGTGGCGCCAACATTTTTTTCCGCGGCGTGACCAGGCGGGGCTGCCGAAGCAGCCAAAGCAGCCCGTGCCCGGCCGCACCCGGCCGCACCCGCCCGCACCCGACCGCACCTGCCCCCTCTTTCACCCAGTGTCGTTTACCAGCAGCGGGTGGTTGTGCAGCGTGTGGGTGAACGACCACCCCAGGTCGTGGAACACCTTGGAGGTAATGACGTCGTGCACCGCCACGTTGCCGTTGCCCCGCAGCATGGGAAAGCTGGGCACCATTTCCCAGTACCCCAGCAGCTCGCAGTCCTTGCGGGCCGAAAAGGGGAACGACAGGTGGTTGGTGCGCCCCGCGGCGTGGCGCCGGTACGGCCCCTCGGTGGCGCTGAGCATGATGCGCAGCTGGTCCCGCATAAAGGGCGTCATGCGCCGCGGCGCCCGGCCCACAATCCGGCAAAAAATCTGCACCGTGTTGTCCATGCGCACGTTGACGTCCTTGCACGCCTGCCGCACCTTGGCGATGGAAATGTCCGACGTGGTGCGGGCGCCCATGGCGTACAGGCGCTGCATGACCCGCAGCAGCGCCTCGGCGGGCACCACGTACGACTCGGTGGCCTCGGCCGCCATCATGATCTTGTCCAAGTGGGTGGCGGGGTTGTACGCGTGCTTCACAAACTCCACCTCCTCGCCGTAGGCCAGGGCGTTGGCGGTCATGTCCGCAAACCGGGACCAGTGGTTGCACCCCGGCACCGGGCACAGCAGCTGCTGCAGGGTTTGGTTGTACCGCAGGGCCACGTGGCACGTGGGGCACACGTCAAACGCGGACAGCGTCACCGGGCGGGCCACCACCCCAAACGCCGCCGCGGCTTCGTTTACAAACGCCGACACCAGGTCCGAGGCCGCCGCAGTGGAGGACAGCATCCCTGAGCCGCCAAACCCTGGCCCAGACCCGGACCCGGACCCGGACCCAATGGCCACCGGCACCGCGCCGGCTTTGGTGGGCACCGCGTCCAGAAGGGACAACCCCGACCCCGTCCCCGTCCCCGACCCCGTCCCCGTCCCCGCTCGCCGCGCCGGACCCTGGGGCACAAACCGCGTCTCGGAGCGTTCCGCTGCTGACAGCTCCAGCTGGCGCTGGTACCGCGCTGCGTCGTCTGCCGCCACGTACCGCGTCGCAAGCACCTGCATTTGGTGCTGCATGGCTGCGGGTTGAGACCCCGCCCACAGCTGCGCAATGGCGCGGCGCACCAGCGCCAGTTTACGGCCCACGTCCAGCCACGCGCGGTAGGTTAGCACCACGTCACTGGCACCCGACAGCGCGGCCTGCTCCTCCAGCAGCCGTGCGTGGGTGCCCAACAGCGTTTTGCCCTGGGTTGTCCACTCCCCGTTGCGTTTGGCGGTGGCTTGGGCCATGACTTGCCGCAGGGGGTACGGCAGGTTGTCCGGCACAACAGCCAGCGGCAGCGTGTCCAGGGTTTGCGGCGCTGGAGCGTCACACACCCGGGGTTGCCACTGCGGGCCGCTGCGTGGGGTTGCCATCGCCGCCGTGTCTCCGTCGTCGCCGTCGTCCACGTCATCCCCCTCGGTGTTGTCCACGGCACCGGTTGCGGTTCCGTCCACCCCGGGTTTGCTGGCGGGTTTCCTGGTCTCAGGTTTCTTTCGGGGTGCTCTTGGCTTTGCAACAGCGGGGGCTTTGGGCAGCGGCTCGGTGGACTCGGCCTGTGGCACAGGTTTTCGCACACGAACTCGTTTGCGCGGCAAAGTTCCAGCGACGGCGCCAGCGACGGCGCCGGCCTCGGCTCCGCCTTCGTTGCCCTCAAATCGCACCCTTTTCCGGGACTGGGCAGCAGGTTTTGGCGCGCCGGCCGCAATCATGGCCTGTGGAAACTGGAAACGGCAGTGTCAACCAAAGTGTGACAGGCGCCGGGCCGCGGGGTCGACCGGTTGGGCCGCCCGTTGCCTGACCCCGGTGGTCCGTTTTGTATGGCAAACCCAACCCATTTTTGCGGACTGAGGGTGCACGATGCCAACAATTGTCATCCCCCCCAATTGTAAAGCACGGTGCCCGCACACGCACCCATGGCGTCTGGTGGTGGTGGTGGCGCCGCCGCTGCCCGGTTTTGGGTGTTTATCAACGAGCGCCCCACGGAGGCAGACGAGGCAGTGAAACGGGTGTTGCAAGCCCATGAACACATATTTGGTCACGACCTGAGTTTGTTTGCGGTGAATGCGGCCAACATACGGTCCCTCCCGCCCATGCTGCAAATCCCCAATGGGGTGCCCGCCCTGCTGGACGCTCGCACCAGTCGCAGGTCTCCAGTGGGTCAAACTGCCCAGGCGCTGCAATCGCTTGCGCGAACCATGTTCACGGTGCGCGGCAGCGGCAGTGGCACTGGGTCTGCCGCTGCCAGCGGCTTGAAGGTGCCCGGCGCCAAGGGGGTTGCCGGCTACCGACCATCCCGTGCCCAGTGCGCGTTTTCGGCCCATGGCCACGAGGACGAAAATAAGCCCTTTCACACCGCGGGGGCGTCGGTTATGGCCAGTGACACCTACTGGCCCACGGTAAACGCCAACTCGTCGTGCAACTCCTCTGGGGCGTCGGTGCTGCACGACGACTCCCTGTGGGGCTTTGGCGTCAGCACCGACGGTGTCGCGGCGGGCGGCGCTTCGGAGGGCAAGCTGAATGACGCGGCGGTGGAGGCGCTGAAGCAGCAACGCCAAGCCGCTGACGAGCGCATCAAAGCACGGCTTCAGCCACAGCCCGGCGGCGCTCGACTCCCGCCGCCCTCCGCCTCGGGTGCAGTGGTGGACACGGGCAGCGCAGCCATGCAAAAAGAGGCACGCAGCGGCTTGCAAATGCTGCGCCCCGCGGCAGGGGGCGGCATGGGGGCGGGGACGGCTGCCGGCACGGTGAACTACGACTTTTAGGCAAGTGCACCCCCCACGCCCACCGGGATCCCCACCGCCAGCACCTGCCACTGCCACTTGCGCCGCGGCACCGCCTCCACCACAAACAAGCGCATGACCCCCGGCGAGGTGCTTGACAGCCGGGTGTGCCACGCGGTTTGAGCCCCCAGCACGGCGCCGTGGGCAGGTTGCAGCGACAAGTCATGGCACCGCCGCATGGACACCACGGCAGCCACACAGCACCCCACCAGGTGCAAAAACGCGCGGGTGCAGTTTTGTTGGCACAGCAGCCAAACGCCGCCCCGCGCGCTGCGTTCCGCGGCCAGGCGCTGCACCGTGGCCACTTCCTCTGCGGTTGCGCCGTCCACGCGGCGCGGCGCACACACCGTGCCGTGGAAAGTTGCCAGGCACCGCCACGGCGCAATCCCGGCCTCGTCCACGGCTTGAAATGTAGTAACGGCAGCAGGCGGCATGGCCACCGCGCGCAGTATGGCACCCACCGTAGCAGTGCCATGGGTGGTTTTGCACACGCGCCACCAGCACGTTTGCAGCCACAGCAGCGGCGTTGCAGACACAAACCCCGCCATTACACACACCATAGAAATAGGCATGTCCGTGGCCGTCCTTTTGATGTTTGTGGGGATCACATCAGCCGCGCCCGCCGCGTCCGCCGTGTCCATTACTTCCACCGCGCCCACCGCGCCCACCCCATCCACCGTGTCCTGCAGCCTCGCGGCACTCCACAGGTCATAATGAACCACACTGACAGTTTGCATGCTTTGAATGTGAAAATGCGGTAACGTTTCAGCATACGGTTTTTCAGAGACACCCAATTGGCAAGGAGGAAGAAAGTCGCATGCAGCCGCCGCCGCAGCCGCCGCAGCCGCCGCAGTGTGCTAACACCATAACGGCACGGTTTGCATGGGTTTTGCAAACAATTGCTGCCGTTTCGGCCAGTTTAATAAAGTGGGCGGTGGGTACTCCGGTAACGGCTGACGGGGCTCGGGCCCCAAACAGCCCCGAGGCCATGGCAGCGTGGTGGTCTCGCATTGAAACCGCTTTGGAGGGCGGGCCAGGCGGGCCAGGCGGGCCAGGCGGACTGCCGCCTGCAAATGCTGTGCCACTACAACCGTCAAAACTGCCAAAACCGTGCATGACGACCGGCCGAACATGGCAACCCGCGGTAGCCATTCCACGGTTTGCCTCCAGTGTGTCAGATGGTCTTGCGGGCCGTGCTTACGTGCCCGTGCGGTGCAGCCTGCCTGCGGGAAGCACCGTCACAGGTGCCGCAACCGCCGCTGCCGCAACCACTGCTCCACAAGGGCAGACCTGGACGCAGCATTACACACGGCCCTGCGGCGGGTGGGCCCCATTCACCGGCGACACTTCAGGCTCTGCTTTCTACGACCCGTTTGCGGCGGTGTGCGACGAAATTTAGCTGTCGCCATGTGCTCCCCATGCGGTTGCATCACAGATGCTCTTATTTTTGCGTGCAGCATTGATAATCATCTTTGTTCATTCATCATGAGCGCAATGACTTCGAGTACCACCACGCTGCTGGACGACATTGATCGCCTGCAGGAACTTACCACGGCTCTGCTGGGGCGCATGCAAGCAGGAGCAGCGCTGTCGCCGGTAGCGTCGCCGGTTGCGTCGCCGGTCGCGTCTCCGCGGGTCGCGTCACCTGCGCCGTCCTATGTGGCACCTCCGCCGTCCCGCGCGTCGGCGCCGGCGCCGGTGGCAGTGCCGTCCCGCGCGCCCCCACCGTCCCGCGCGTCGGTGCCGGCGTCGTTAGCTCCCGCTTCCGTACCCGTGGCCGTGTCCGTGCCTGTGGCAGTGCCGTCGCGCGCGGCCCCGCCGTCCCGCGCGCCGGTGCCGGCGTCTGTGGTTTCAGTTCCTGTGCCGGCGTCTGTGGCACCGCTGCCTACTTCCGTGGGCCCATCGCGTGTGTCCGTCACGGGACGGTTGCAAAAAATGCAGGAAACGGCCGTGCAAACGGCACCTCCGCCGTCTTTTGCGCCACACATACCGTCCATTGGGGTTCCGCCGCCAGAGGCAGGGGCAGGGGCAGAAACAAAACAGGCCCCAGACCCACCCTCCCTTATAATCAAGACCAAGGCACCATACACCCTGCCGCCGCCAAGCATGGCCACCAGCGTTGCGGAGGCGCCGCCGTCGTGGGTGTTTTCTCGAGCCGTGTCTCCCCCCACGGACTGAAATGCAGACGGGACCGTGTTCACATTCAAGTTGCTGCATTGTTTGGCCGCGTTGCTTGCCTCAGCCCATGGGTATTGACAGCCTGTGGACGTTTTTAAAAAAGCGTGCACCGGGAGCATTTTCTGAACTGCCGCTGCGCTCCCTTGCCGGCTCCAGAGTGGCCATTGACATGAACTTTCACGTGTTCAGGATGTTCAAACGGTGTGGGTGCGACGACGACGCCACGGTGCAGGAACTGCAATTGTTATTTGACTGCATTCGCTCACTACACATTCGCGCCGTGTTTGTGTTTGACGGAAACACGGCCGGCTTGAAAGCCCGTGCACACGCAGCCCGAGCGCTGGCATCCGAAAAAGCCCACGCCCGTGTGGCCGAGTTTCAAGACACGCTGCGGGCCATGGAAGACGCAACCACCGCTGCCGAAATTGCCGCGGTGGAGCTGGTGGAGGCGCGTTTGGCGGCCGCCGCCGCCGCAGACACTGCCGCCGCCGCCACAGACACTGCCGCCGCCGCCACAGACACTGCCGCCGCCGCAGACATTGCCGCCGCAGACACTGCCGCCGCAGACACTGACCCTGCCATGGATGGTTTTGAGGGTACTGACGGTACTGACGGTACTGACGACGTGGACATTGACAGCACCTTTGACACGACTTCGCGGCCGCTGCCCGCAGAGGATGTAGTGACCATGGCGCCCACCCACGCCGAAATGGCTGCCGTGCGCGAGCTGCTGGGTAAAGCCAGCAAAAACGCCACACGGCCCCGTGCCGAGCTTATGCACCGTTTGTGGACCGCGGCCACCGGATATGGTGTGGTGGTCCGCGCGGACGATGACGGGGAAAAACTGGTGGCGCAGCTCTGTGCCCGGGGCACCGTGGACTACGCGGTGTCGGGAGACGGGGATACCCTAGCTTTTGGTGCCACGCAGCTGATTCGGCACCTGGACCCCCGCTACAACACGGTGACGGTCATCAGCCTGCCTGTGGTCATACGGTCCCTCCGGCTGCTAAACATGGAGGGGTTTGTGAACCTTGCCATTCTTGCCGGCAACGACATGCACAAGCTGCCGGGCATCGGCATTGTGAAAGCTCTGCAGCTGCTAAACAAATTTGGAACCCCCGAGGCTGCACTGGCCACGGCGGTTGAGTTTCGATTGCACCCTCCTCCCCCGGACTTTGACGTGGCCGCCATCCGCGACCGGTTCACCTCTCTGTGCCTGTGTGGCGCGGACATTGACGTGGGACCTGCGGCCGTTCCTGGCCCCATGGTCCCTGTGGCTCCAGTGGCCCCCGTGATTTACGCAACCTCCGCCGCCCCCGCCAAACCCAGCATTTTGTCCATGTTGTTGCAAAGCGCACCCAAAAAAATGTAAACTTTATTTCTACACTGCAAAAAAAAAATAGCCGGAAGTCGCGCTGGAACAGCTAAGTCCCGGGACCGAAAACCCAATGTCAAACACAACGGGCACGTGGTCGGAGCCCACCACGGCGCCGGGTCCCCACGGCTCACGCGGCACCCACGCCATGGGCGCCATTTTCACTTCCGCCAGGCCGCGGGTGTACACGTGGTCAATAGTCAGCTGAACGGTCATGGGGCTGTTCAACCCTGTAGGCCCTGTGGGCTCCACGTGCGTAAACCCGGCGTCCTTCAGCAGCCCCCCAAACACCGCCGCAGGATCGGTCTCGTTCATGTCACCCGCCAGGACACACGGCACTTCGGGCGGCACCTGCGCCAGCACTGCCGTAATTTGCTTGACCTTTACAGGCCCAGAGTCCGGGCCGCCCTTCAAATGCACGCTAACCAGCAGCAGCGGGAACGTCCAAGATGCCTTCTTAACGTTTACCAGCGCAAAGGCCGCGGTTTTGCCCTCGCCCAAGTCCAGGGTCCAGGTGTGGCGCAGGGTCACGCCACCGATGCCGCTGTGCCCCTCAAACGCCAGCACGGAGCAGCCCTCGGACCGCCCCTCTACAAACGCACACACACTGGCGGTGGCACCCAACACGGACGGGTGCAACTCCCTGTCGTGCTCCTGCAGCAGTGCAAACATGGGGTCAATGCCACGCAGCAACTCAATGTTGAGCGCGTGACGCGCAGCCGTCTGCTCCAGAGTCTCCAGCGGCCCGCTGGCGCCGTGCAGCGCTTTGTTGAACTTGGTGTACGGCCGGGCCAGCATGTTGAAGGTGCACACCCGCACAAAAGCCACATCACTAGCCGCCGACGTCATGGTGTGGCGGCGTTTACTTGTGACGGAGGGAGGGGGAGCAGGGACTGCGAGCCGTGCTGCCGCAGCAACTCCACAACGTCCACATGGGTGTGCGGGGTCACTGCTTCCCGCAACAGCTTGGCGGTGTTCACATGCGGCGCGAAATCCCCATCCGACAGCAGCATGCGCAGTATGTGCACGTGATTTCGCTGCACGGCCTCCACCGCAGCGGCGTTTGCTTGGTGTGCAATGACGGCAGTGGCGCTGTCGCCACCGTCACTGCTGGCGCACTTTCGTGTGGCTTCCATAAACCGCGCCATCATGCGCTCGCTGCCGCTGAACGCCGCACAGTCCAGCAAGTACCCCATGTGGTCGTGATCAAAATTGACGTGGTCAATCATGGCGTCCACGCCGTCCATGTCGTCGATGCAAATGGCGTTCATTAGCTGCTCCAGCACGTCGCTGCGGGGGGTCAAGTCCGAGGAAGCCGCCATGCAACTATTTGAATTGTAACCATTCAGGCGCACAATACACACACCCGGCACCGTACGCATGGCCGCACGGGGCTCACGTGACTGGCGGTCCGCACTGGAGAAACGCATTGCCAACGCGGCAGACGGCGCCATAAGCGTGCACACGGTCATGGGTGCCTCCGACGAGTACCCGTTTGTCAGCATCCGGGGCACCCGCGGCGACGTGTACAACGTGTCCCTCAGCCCAGTGGAGGTGGTGTGCACCTGCCCCGACTTTACCAACCGCCACACCCACGGCGTGCCCCTGTGCAAACACTTGGTGTATGTCCTGCAACACTTTCGGCACGCAACCCACCCAGAAATTATTGCGGTGGCCATGGATTTGAAACACGGTGTGCCGTGCAGCGACGCCCTGCGCGTGTTTGCGGGCCGCGGCGGCAGCAGCGCTGGTAGTAGCAGTGCTACTGGCGGCAGTGCTGCCAGGGCCGCGGCGGTGATGGTTATCCCCAAAGAGTGCCCCACCTGCGTGATTTGCCTGGAGGATTTTGCGGACTCTGGTGCCGGCCCCGCTGCCGTTGCCCTGGACATGTGCACCGGGTGCGGCAACAAGTTTCACCACGGGTGCATCATTACATGGCTGCGGCGCACCCGCACATGTCCGCTATGCAAATCGCCCTGGCGAGCTGTTGCTGCCTAGCAAGCCTCTACAAGTCGCTGTGGCGGTACAGCTGCATCAAATGGGCCAGCAGCGCGCACTTGGCGTGACTGGTTAAAAACTCGATGGAAACCAAATCAGTGCCCGTCACGGTGGCCACCACCTTGTACTTGCCCGACAGCTGGTTGAAACACCGCGCGCCCTCCTCTGGTCCGGAAATGGTGACGGTCACCTCGGGGCCTTCGTCCAGAGTATCCGCGATGCGCGCCACGTCTGCGGCCAATTCGGTGCGCTTATCGCGGGCCATAAGCGGGAACGACAGCGAAAACGTGGCACTTTCCACCCGTCCTGACCACCACTCGGCGTCGGCGTCGGCGTCGGCCTCAACCTTGGCGGGCTTGGCGGGCTTGGCGGGCTTGACAGCCTTGGCAGGCTTGACGGGCTCGACAGCCCTGGTGGCGCGACGTTTCATTCCAGTATAAAAGCTTGTGGCGTGAGCTTCGCTACAAACCAGAAATGTATACATTCCCATAGTGGGGATGTTTGTAGATCCCTGCACTTTTCTCTGTGCTTCCATGGCAGCAGCCCCCGTCACCCGGAATTTGACGCGAACATTTGCGGACATGCGCGCAGTGGCCAATGCAACGAGCGGCGCGGCAGCGCCAGTCTTTCCTCACGCGCCTTCAGACGCTTTCAATGGCCGGGAGCGGTTACTGCCAGCGCCGCAGGCGTCGCAAACCATAGAGCTGGCGCCTCTGGTGGCTGTGCCCAAGTATGTGCACACCGCGGCCACCATTGACCGGGTGCTGGCATCCACTGCTGCCACGGTGGCACAGCTGCACGCCAAGCAGCAGCAGCGGCTGCTGTGCGTGGACGGCGACACCTTGGACCGGGACATTTCCGCGCTGACCACCACCGTGACGGAACAGTTGGCGGTGCTGACCCGGGCGGCAAGTGCCGTGGCGACGGTGTCGTCCACCGCCAACCCGCGGGAGGCCGCCATTTGCAAGAACATTGCCCGGGCCAAGCGTGTGGAAATTCAGGACCTTGCGTCTCGGTTTCGGCAGTCCCAGCAGCAGTACGCTCTGCAGTTGCAACAATTGCAGGCTCGCAGCGCCGGCAGTTTTCGCTCTTTGCTGGGAGAACCAGGCGGCCCAGGCGGTCCAGGCGGCCCGGGCGGCGCGGGCGGCACGGGCGGCGCGGGCGGCGACTTTGACCGCGACCGTGGGTTTACGGACGCGCAGCTGGTTGTTGTGGAGGAAGCGGAACTGGTGGCGGCGGAGCGTGCAGCTGAAATTGCTGCCGTGTGCACCAGCATTGAACAGCTGAGTGGCCTCATGCGAGACTTGAATGCCCTAGTGATGGACCAGGGCACCATGATTGACCGCGTGGACGCCAACATGGTGCAGGTGCTGGACAGAACAACCGCGGGGGTTGCGCAGCTGGTGGTGGCCCAGAAACACCAGCAGTCAACCAGTAAATGCAGTTGCGTGTGCATGGTTGTGCTGGGGGTACTGACGGCCGTGTTCCTTGTGGTGCTTGTTTTGCGCAAAATGTGAAATGTAGACGGTTCACAACCCACTCACTCACGAGCACACACACACACAATGATCACGACCGCGACTACCCTGGTGTCGCGCAGCACCACGGCCACGGCGCTGGCCCGCAAACACGGCCACCCGCGCGACGCTGCCATTGAGTTTCACGAGGACACGCATTCGTACTTTGTAACGGCCGCGGACGGCGTGAAGCACAAGGCGGGGCTGTCCGTTACGGGGCTGATAAACACCGTGATTCGGGACCCCTTTGACGCACCAGGGGTGGCGGCCAAGCTGGCTGCCCGGCCCTCGCGCAAGTACAACGCGGGTGTGGGTCCGGACGGCCGCTTCCTGCCGTTAACTGCTGCCGCCATTTTAGCATCCTGGGACGCACGGCGGGACCTGGGCACAGACCTGCACGGCAAGATTGAGCTGTACTTGAACGACACGCCGGAGACGGAGCTGTTTGGCGGCGTTAGCGACGAAAGTGCGGTCAATTTGCCCGAGTTTCGGCAGTTTAAGCGGTGGTTTGAGGCCTGTGGCCTGGAGGCGTACCGCACCGAGTGGGTGATTTACGCCACGGTGGACGACGCGGGATTCCGGGAACTGCGGGTGGGAACTCCAGAGGAAGCCGCTGCAGCCGACTACCGCCCGTTCATTGCCGGGTCTGTGGACTTTGTGGGCCGCAACCCAGCCACCGGCAACTACGTGATTGTGGACTGGAAGCGATGTGCTCACGGCGCTGCCGAATCGGGGTTTGCTTCCAGCTACGGCGGCGCGAGAATGCTGCCGCCCGCCGACGCGCTGGAGGAGTGCAAGCTGTCCCACTGGGCCATTCAGGTGAATGTGTACCGCTGCATCCTGGAGGCTTGCTACGGCATCACCGTGGAGCGCATGCTGATGCTGGCCCTGTACCCCGGCCAAGAGGAGGCTGTGGAGTACGAACACGCCCGTGACGACAGCGTTGCGGCAACCCTGCTGCGCACCCTGCGGCAGAAAGAAGCTGCTGCTGGTGCTGCTGCTGTTGCGGACCCGTAGGCAATCCCCTCCCCTCCCCTTGTATTCTGTCGTAATTTCGCGACGGTGGGTGCGGGGGTCTTGGTGCGGCCATGTAAAAAAAGCTCTGGTCAAAAACACACAACCGCCACTCTGAAGATTCCATGGCCAACACATACTCCCCCAAGAGCCTAGTTATGGCCGGCATTCTGCCCCTGATTCTCGGCGCAATGATGGTGGCATCGGGGTCTGTGACGGTGCACTATGACAATGATCTCACCAAGCCCGTGGTGTCTTTCCAGGCGGTTATTCTGGGCTTTGGTGCCGCTGCCGTAGTTGTGGCCATCATTTTGATGGGGTTGGGTGCCGCCAAGAAGACCGCCACCTTTGGTGTTCAGGGCGGCAGGAACGCCTTGGGCGCGCGGCGGTCGTGGTACCCCGACACCATGACCATGTGAAACCCGCCACGTTTTACGGCGTAAATGTTCCAAATGCTCTCACAATGTACGGTTGTCCTGTGCAAATCTGGTCTTAATGCACGGATAGCGGCGGCGCGTCAGGTTTGGTCCGACCGACCCTTTTCTGCCCCGCCCTCCTCCTTCCCCCTCCTCCTCCCCCCTTTTTTGGGGTCTCCTTCCGCCAGTTGTCAACAGGGTGGGTGGGACGCCACATTCCATTCCCCACATTTGTTTGTCCGCAAACCCCCTTTGCAAGTTCCCCACAATGTCCACCACGTCCAAGACTTCCAAGACCTCCAAGAACGCCGCCGCAGCTGTGGCGGCCGCGGCTGCAGCTCCGGCCCCGGCGCCAGCCGATGTGGCTACCACCAAACCCAAGACCAAACGCGGCACAAAGCGCCAGGTTGCGGAGGAAGGTGAGGTAATTGCGGCGGCGGCGCCCGCGGCACCCGCGGCGCTGGAGGCGGTGCCCGAGGGCAAGCCCAAGACCAAGCGCGTGCGCAAGTCTGCTGCCAGCGACGGCGCCGCGGCACCTGATGCGGCAGCAAACCCGGCGTCTGCGGCGGCGGCGGGCGGCGGCGACCCGGCTCCCAAACCCAAGGGCAAGCGGGGTCCCAAGGCTGCGACGGCCGCAGCTGCCGCGACAGACGGCAACGGCGGCGCAGGGGCAGCCGCTGGGACAGCCGCACCGGCGGCACCCAAAGCTCCGCGCACCAAGAAGGCAAACAAGGAAGCCGCTGCCGGCACTACGGACGGTGCGCCGGCGTCCGCCGCCGTGGCGGCTCCGACCACCACCGGCAAGAAGAAGAAGCCGTCGCACGCGGCCACCGTGACCGCGGCCAAGGGGTTTTTCAACTACGCGCTGTCCCTGCCGGGCAAGGACACCGCGGCCACCACCGACGGGACCGCCATCGGGACCGACGCCGCCGCGTCAGCTGCAGCTGACGCCGAGGCAGCCGCCGCGGCCGTGGAGCAGTTCCTTGGTAACATTCGCAGCCTGGCGTTCAACGCCACCGCAGCGTCGGTGCCGGCCATTGTTGCCGTGGGCAAGCGGGCCGTGCAGACCCTGGCCAAGCACAAGAACGAGCGCCAGGTGCGGCCGCTGGACTTGGAGGCCAGCGTGGCGGCGTACACCCAGCGCATGGCCACCGTGGAGGAGGACTCGTGGGCCGCCACCAACGGCAAGTGGTTGACCACCTTCAAGCTGCCCCGCAACATTACGGCCCAGGAGCTGACGGCGCCCGGGTTTGCCCTGACCGAGGAGGAGAACCAAATCTTTGCGGTGCGGTGCGCCTTGGTGGTGTTCAACATTGCTGTCCAAAAGGGGTACAGCCCGCTGGGCCTGGCCTCGGAGAACGGCAAGTTTGAAAAGGTGGACGGCGTCAGCCAGCGCATCCTGGCCCACCCCGTGGACGGCGACCGCCTGTACATCAACCGCGTCCACGCGTACATCACCTACATGAACGGCACTCCCCAGACGGCGTTTGCGCCCGTGCCCACCGACTCTATCAAGGTGGAGCGCGCCAAGGGCACCGGCGACGACGCTGCCGCTGACACCAACTCTTTGGTGTCCGGTGTGCTGTCGGCCGCCAACTAAACTCTCTTCTTTCTGTAGTCCCAAGGTCCTCCCCTCCCTCCCCCTTTCCCCCCCCCCCCTCTTCCTCTCTCCAGCCCA